CTTCGAACACCCAGGACTGTTTAGACCCGGGTATTATAAATCGTAATGATTTCCACTACTTACGAGCTATAGTTATAAATCATCTTAGCTAGAATCAAAATAAATAAGCTAGTAGTTACGTACACTTGCGAGAGTCAAAAGAAAAGCACCAGACAGACTTGGCAGAATATATCGGTAAAGCCGTGATCAATACTGGTATTGCTATAAAAGATAGCCGTACCCGCCAAACAGTAAGGCCAGGCCCATAGCCAGGGTCGGAATCACTAGCGCGTACTGGAACCAACCCGGCTTGATCGTGCAGCTCTGGCAAAGCGAGATAGTCCATATCCCTGCGCAGATCAGCCAGCCCCAACCCTCGTACAGCGAAAGGATCAGGCACACGCAGATCAGAGCTGCGACCAAGCCTTGGTACACGTACGTCCTCATGACCAAAGCACCACGAACGCGATCGCGTTCAGCACAAGGCACCCGAGCACTAGCCCTGCGGGTCGGGCTACAGCGTTGAACCCTTCCGCGCGCATGTCCTTGATCGCGAACGCAAGCATGGCCAGCCAGAACATGAGGTCCAGGCCCAGTGCTGCACTTACCCAGATCACAGCGACACCGAGCCCGTTGCTGTCCCACCAAAACGCGGACGGTACTTAGCGCCCATGCGGAACCACGCGCTTAGGGGTTGGGCCGCAAGCCGTCGCGCCTTGCGCTCGTCCTTGCTCAGGCCTTGGCTGATACGCACTTGCAACAGGCGCTTTTGCTCTTTGTTCATGGCTCTACTTCTTTCCGCGGAGCTTGTCCGCCCCGTCCTTGAGGTCCACCTTGCCGAACACGGCCCGGAACCTACGCACCAGGGCCACCTTGAAAATCGGCTTGTCTGCAAAGCGGTCCATCCAGCGCCCGAAAGCCGAGCTCGCGGCCTGGGCGGCCTTGTCTTTGATCTCGTTCTTATTCATGCGTGTACCTCGACCGGGTCTGGCCCGGAATGACACTGGCCACAGCGGGCCCCAAACTTACGCCCGAACGACGGGCATGGGACACCATGCGGGCAACGGTGACCAAACGAGTGGTACCACTCGCGGGTGGCTACGTCCGGGTGCATGTCGTCCGGGTGCGGCGCGCGCGTACCACAGCAAGGGCAGATCGCGCGCTTGGTCTCGTCCTTGGAAAAGGCGTACCGTGCGAGCTCGTTCGCGAGCTTAGGGTGGCTCACGTCCCCAGGGCAGCACGGGCGCGCGCAACATCCTTTTCGAGTGAGAAAGCACCGATAGCCATGAGCACGACTAGGCGACAGTACAGATTCGTAGGCAGGCCTAAAGCCTCGACCCGGGTACGTAGTGCGTCGATCGCGTCCACTTGGGGGGTAAGAACAGCGGACTCGACCAACTCTCGTACCAAGGTACCAAGCGGCTTACCGCAAGCAGCCTGAGCAAGTAGTTCATGCTCGTCCTGGCTTAGCCTGACCTCGAGTGGTGGGGCCGCGCGGGGTGGGGCCAACCTAAAGCGTACTGAGTAGGTTCTCACGCTTTCAATCCTACCACGCGGCCTGAACGCCCGGTCAATGGCATTTTCGCTCTAGGGCCTGGCGGATACCCCTGAGCTCGGTCACCAGGGCGCGAACATCCGAGCCCATGTCCGCCTTGGCCTCGGACACGCAGCGCCCGAAAAAGCAGGCCCCGACGAAAACCCCGACCACAAACCACATGCTTTTCATAACTACCAACCTTCCCTGGTGACCAGGACCTCGCGGACCTCGCACCCGTTGTCGTTCACGCACCACTCACGCCCGATGTACGTGAAGTACGTCTTGATCTCGATCGGTGCCTCGTCCAAGGGCATGCACCCAGCGGCCTCGAGTTCCGCGCCCAGGCGCTCACTCAGTTCGTAGTCCGCTTGGATCCGGCTTTCGTCGTGGTGTCCCAACATCGTGATTTAAGTGTCGCCCAGGCGTTACTCGCTATGCAATGACTTTCCGCAGTCGTCGCACCTAGGGCTTAGCCGGGTGCGGCCCCTGCACACGTGCTGGGCGGGGCCTTCCGTGACCAGGACGATCACAGACGCGAACACCCAGACCACAAACGCGACCCCGAGCGTCCCCGGCCAGTCGAGGTGAGTGGCCGTAGTGAACGAACTTGCGACGGCACACAGATACGGAAGATTTCTCATACATCCTTACTTTTTCGGGCCTGTAGCGGCGTAGCAAAAGGGTGCTACAGAAATCGCCCTTTAGTTTCCAGTGGTTAGGGCATTGTAGCGGTGTAGCGGGCAAACCCTAATTGTACCTCTAATTAATTCGTCCCCTTCCCTCTCTCTCTCTCCTCTATTTTATTCTTCGCTATCTCTAATTCTTAGGTTGGATAAGAAGAAACCCCCGCTACAGTGCTACAAGCCTAGGTAAGTGCTTAGTACGCCTCAGGGTTTGGTGTAGCACCCCCAACGCTACAGCCCGCTACACCGCTACAAAAGTGGTGTTCGGGGACACGGAACTCACTTCTTTTGCCACGAGCTCCGCTATTTCCTCGTACAAACCGAGCTTTTGCCCCGCTCTCAGTACAAGACCGCCCTTTACCTCACTACGCCTGATAACCTGCGACCCCTCGCGAAATGAACGCGATGTAGCAGGGACTGTGATCAGGTCCCACACAGAACCGAGGTCCTCAGGGGTGTCCTGGTCAGTATTGAGCGTGGACCAGTCCTCGATCAGGCGCTTCCGGTTTAGCCACACGCGGCCGTCCTCGACCCTCACGGCCTCGTTCCGGCGGACAAGCGCGGTCACGATCGCGCGCAGGACCGGGGACGTGCCCTTGGAGTCCCCTGAGAGCAGGTCCGAGACCCCGCCCCGGCCCTCGACCAGGAACCGGGACCCCAGCGCCACGGCCCTTTCACGGGCCAGCCAGGACACGTGCCGCACAAGACCCCGTCCTTGCACCCATGCCTCGGTACGCGCGCGGCCGCCGATCTCGGTCAAGTACCCCGCCGTGGCCGGGGAAGGCTCTAAAAGCAGGACGCGCTGGTCCAGGGCCGCGACGTCAGCCACCGTGAGCTCGCGCCCAAAGCGAAAGTTGCCGTGGTGATTTGTCATGAGCAAAACGCGCACGCACCCGACCATGGGCGCGGCTTTGATGTACTTGTCTGCGACGGCGCGGGTCGAGTCCCCCACAAGCTTCTTGAGCTCATCCACGGCATTGACCCCGGGCCCGGCTGCCAGAGACTCGTCCGCGATCACTAGGGGACACCGCACAAGGCGGCCGCTATAAGGGCCGATCGCATCCGCGAACGAGACGCCGCCTCCGCCGCCTTCAAACATGGCCGCGAGACCGTCATTCAAGAGACCTTTGCCGACGCCAGGCATAGCCTTTGCCATCACTGCACAGGTAGGGCGGTCGAAGCGCGCGAAGGTCGCGAGCCAGTCCAGGAACGGCTCATGCTGCGCGCCAGAGAACAGCTCTAGCCACTTGGCTATCTCTGGGTTGTACTCTGGCACAATTTCAGGCACGACCACGGCCCGGTAAAGGAGCGTGTCGGCCTCGAGGCGGGTATCCCCGTACAAAACGTAGTGCACGCGCGCCGGGACCTTCCCGTAGTCGTACAAGAGCCGGTTCGCGGGTTTTGGCATCCAGGCACCGGCCTTGAATTCGCCTAGGACCAGGGCGTCCACGTGGGCCAACGTGTCCCGGGCGCGCGCCGGCGTAAGGTCCGGAGTGAAAGGCCCTTCGTACCCAGCCGCGCCCTTGAGGAAATAGCCCTGGTCCGTACCGAGGACAAAGTCCTTGGCGGCCAGTGAGGTCTCGCGCGCCAAGGCCAGATTGGCCGCGTACGTTGTCACCTTGCGCAACAGCTTGTCCGCCTCGCTATCGCCCTTGATCTCGGCCGAGGCCTTGTCCAGCGCGTGGCCAGAGCGGGAGCCTAGGTAGTCGCTCAGCAAGGCCTCGTACTCGGCTTTGTCCGCGAGCTCGCGCGCCTTTCGCTCAGCCACCGGGGCTAGCTTCTGTGTCAGCTTCTCGGCCACGTACTCAACCGTGGTAGCTGCCTGGTCCTCGGCCTCGACCGCCATGCACGAGCCCAGGAACAAGAACGCCGTCCCGGCGGGGTCAAGGTCCGGGAACTTGGTCACGAGCCCCATGCACAGGCGGGACAGTGCGTCGTCCCGGCCGCCCTTGGTACCCCAGGCAAGCCCGCCCACGACCGCGGCCGCGTCTGAGCGCAGGCCGGGGGGGCCGTCCGCGGCGAAGGCCACCAGCTCCGCATGAGTGAGGGCCCGGCGGTCCTCGGGGGCCACGATAAGCCCGGACGCGTCCACGGGGGACTGTGCGGGGGCCTTGGTCGCCAGGGCCGTGAGCACCCACTCAGGGGCCGGGACAGGGTCCCTATAGTCGAGCACGTCCGGCCAGGCGATCACGTACCCGCCGGCGCCGCGCGTATCCACGCCACGGCCGAGGGTATCCACGCCGGTTTTTCCAGTACCAGTGAAGTACACGTGGAACCCGCCGGACCGGGTCTTAACGGTGTAGGTGTCGGGCTCGCCACCGTTCGCCTGGCACAGGTCGATCCAGACCCCGGACCCTTGCTTCCCGTTCTTGTCGTCCAGGTCCACGACGAGCAAGCCGCTTTGCCCGCACGAGATCCCGACCAGGGCGTTAGGCCATTGCTTGGCCCAGGCGCGAATGTGGTCCGGGTGCGTGCTGGCCGCCTTCTGCCAGGCCTTGATCAGCGGTCGCTTGTCCTTGTCCTTGCAGGGGAACACGTGCCACCCGCGCGCCACCAAGGCCAAGGCCTGGTCAAGGAACCCGCTCATTTGGTCACCTTGGCCGCGTCCAAGGCCAGCTTTGCCGCCCTCGAGACTTTGTCCCCGGCCAGGTACTTACGTACGGTTCGCACGTCCAAAAGGGTTTTGGCCGACAGTTCCCGGGCCCTGCGTTCGTTTTGTTCAGGGGTCGCTTTTCTCATGTGCTGCGATCGTAGCACTTAGCCGTTGCAAACGTGTACAGGCCTGCGCATGCTTGCAGTCATGAACAAAGCCGACCTGCTCAAGTCCATGTCCGAGCTACACGCCTGTCCAGAAGCAACCGAGTATGTCCAAGACCACGCTTCGGACAGCGCAAAAGAGATCGGGCAAACCTGTGATCGTCCGGACTGGCTGATCTGGTTTCTGGTCAGGCAGCCTACGGCACGCGCTAAGGTGATCAAGTTCTCGTTCTCTTGTGCGGACCGAGCTGTAAGGCAGTACGCGCCTAAGGCACTAGAGGCCGACGGGCTGACAGCCGAGGCCGAGGCACTTAGAGCACTCCCTGAGATCGTGGACGAGAGAACCGCCTACGCCGCCGACAACGCCGCCTACGCCGCCGCCAACGCCGCCTACGCCGCCTACGCCGCCTACGCCGCCAACGCCGCCAACGCCGCCTACGCCGCCAACGCCGCCAACGCCGCCTACGCCAACGCCGCCAACGCCGCCAACGCCGTCCACGCCGGCGCCGCCCACGCCGCCGCCGCCGCCTCCGCCGCCCACGCCGCCGGCGCCGACGCCGCCGCCGCCTACGCCGCCGAACGCACCCACCAGCTCAAAGACTTGCACGCGATCTGGTGTGAGGTCGTTTGACCGAGCCCCTACCAGTCTTGTCCGCTAGCCAGCTGGCCACGTACCTGGATTGCCCTAGGAAGTGGTACATAGGTAGCGTCCTCAAGGTCCGCGAGCCTTCAAAGCCGTCCGCGCAGATCGGGACCATGGTCCACGGTATGCAGGAAGACTGGCTTACTCTTGGCCAGGAACCTGATATGTCGCGTGTCGTCCGGTACGTGACCAAGCACGGGACAGTGATCACTAAGCGCCCGGCCGAGGTGTTTCTAAATCTGAGGCACCTACTCCCGCCCCCGGGGTCCATGATCGTAGAAGGTAACTTCACGTTCGAGACCCCGGGGGCCCGCTGGCGGGGCGCGATTGACGGCCTGGGCGCGTTCAACGATCGCGCCTTACTCGAGGATACCAAAACCACATCCAGTCCGGTCTGGGCTATGGACGCGAACGACCTGCTTACGGACGTCCAGAGGAATACGTACGCATGGCACGTTATGCAGAAGTACGAGGTCAATGAGATCGACACGCAGTGGACTTACGGCCTCACGAATTTCTCACCGGACGCGCCAAAAGCTCAGTACGCTACACCTGACCAGGTAAGAAAGTGGAAGGCCTGGGTAGCAGCGAAAAAGCCCTTGGCCTGGGCTGTACGCGGGACGGCCGAGTATGGTCAGGTCAAGGTACAGGTCGAGAAAATCGACGCTTTGGCCCAGGAGCTTTACCAGATCCGGGCCAAGCGGCCGGACCCCTCAAAGGTCCGCGGTGTGGCCGCTTCTTGCCCAAAATACGAGGGCTGTCCTTATGCGAACACGGCCCATTGCTCACTCACGACAGCAGACATTTACGGAAGGGACGATCAGAACATGGGGATCATGAACCTAGTCAAGGACCAGAAGGTAAAGCAGGCCGAGCTGGCCGCGTCCGCGGGCATGCCCCCGCCCGTGACCGAGGACGAGGCACCCCCGCCGCCCCCCGCCGCGGACGCCTGGGCCCCTGGTGACCCTTTGTGCGACGCGCAAAGGTACCTGATCGGTAAGCCTTTGTTCGTGGTGGCCATGGCCGCGGAGGTACCCCCGGAGCAAGACGTGGCCATGGCTTGGCCGGGCGCTATGCAGGCGTACAAGTACGACCCGGAAAGCGAGCTCACCCAGGAGATCCCGCCCGCGGTCAAGGCACGCTTGCTCGCGAGCGCCCAGGCCGCGGTCAAGGACACGGCCAAGGAAGCTGGTTACCCCGTCCAAAAGGACCCGATCAACGCCCCTGAGAAGCCTGCGTTCGCCGCCCCCTCACCCGAGGTCGCGGAAGCGCAGCACAAAGCCCGTCAAGAGCTCGTTGGGCAGATCCCTAAGTGCGCGGACGACGACAAGACCGAGGGTGGCACGTTCGAGGCCCTCAAGGCTGAATGCGCGCGCCTGGGTCTGAATCCTGAGGGTAAGAAACTCCGAACCGCCGGGTACCGTAACCTTCTGAGCGCGTACTGGGCGAACGCCCCGCGCACGGGCCAGGCCACGGCCGCCGTGTCCGAGCCCCCGCCACCCCCGCCGCCGGCCGAGGACGAGGTCCCCGCGCCCGCGACGCCTGAACTTTCGGCCTCCGACGAGCTTCTGGCGAACCGTGTCGCGGACATCCTGATCACCCGCGTGCTCGCTTACGCGCAGAAAGCGGGGCTGGTGTGAGCTCGGTAACCCGCCGGATCCGAAACCGCCGCGCGGCAGGTAACGGGGGCCCGAAGCAACTCAAGTACGCGCGCTCGGTCAATAAGGCCCTGCGCGCGATCGCTAAGATGAAAGCCGACCCCAAGTACGCGGCCAAGCTCGCCGCAGAAAGATCCAAGGATGTTCACCGCTAACGAGTACAAAGCCCTGCACGCTTTGGCGTTCTCGGACCAGAACCCTGGGTACCGACCCGAGGTCAAAGAGATTCCGAACGGGGACGGCGCGATCGACCAAGAGAAGCGTTACGCACACGTCGCTTGGAAGTACATCGACCTAATGCCTCGCGGGTTCGCCCGGGAGTTCTTTGAGTCCGCCCTCTACTGTGCGCACCAGACCGCGCACATGGTTGCCTCGGCCCTCGAGGTCCCTAAGGCGTTCTGGCCGGACGTGCGCTTTTCAGCCTTGAGGGTCCTAGAGTACCCGATCGGCGCGGGTAGTGCACAGCACACTGACTTTGACCTGTTCACGTGCCTTCTGTATCGAAGCACGGCGGGTCTTGGGGACGATGACCCGTTGATTTTCATTGCACCTGAGGGCGAGCAGGAGGACTCAAAGCGCTGGCGCCGCCAACAGAAGATTCACCGCGGTTTGCATGTAGGTGAGCTCGGGGAACTGATAGGCCTAGGCCCGGCCGACGCGCACGCGGTCCTAGCCCACGACGAGGTTCAGCACTCGATCGTGTACTTCGCTATCCCTGACCACGCCGCTGTCCTCCCCGGGCGCGATCGAAACAACCCTACAACCTACGAACACACACCCGGTAACCCAGCGACGGTCGGGGCCTGGATCTCTGAACGGATCGCAAGATCCAGAAAGTATTGAACGTGACCCTAATCGTACTCGACCTCGAGACCACTGGCCTCAACCCGAACGCGGACGATATCCTGGAAGTGGGCGCGATCGTCCTCGACCAGAACGAGCGCGCGGCCGGGAAGTTTTCGGCACTCACGCAACGGTGGAAGCCTTTCCACGAGATCCCCTCGGTCGTGCGCGAAATGCATACCAGGAACGGCCTGTGGGCCGCTCTACAGGTCATGAAAGAACGCGGGGCTGAGCGCACGATCCGGCACGTGGACTGGCAGCTGTCTGACTTCTTGCGCGAGCACGGGGTCAAGGAAGGGTCGGGGGTCTTGGTCGGGTACTCGATCGACTTCGACCGTCGCTTTATCCGCGCGCAAATGCCCCAGACCGAGATCATGCTAGGTCACCGCATGCGCGACGTGTCCGCCCTGTCCAAGACCCTCAAGGGCTGGGGCCTGGCCACGCCCTCGTTCCCTGAACCCCCGCACAGGGCACTACTCGACTGTGAGCAGGAACTGGCCGAGTACCAGGCGATCCGGGAGTACCTGTGTTCAAAGTAGGCGACTACGTTCAGGTGAACATCGCCGGCCAGGGCGTACGCAAGGCCAAGGTGGCGTACGTGTACGAGGCCGGGCGGGTGTACCCTTACCGGATCGTGTCGGACCAGTTCCCGCGCGGGTGCCCTGTGCACGCGGCCGAGATCTTGGGGTCTTGGAAGGACAGGGGTGAGGCGTGACTTTCAAAAAAGGCGATCAGGTCAGGTGTGTAAACTCCGGGCCGATAGGCGGCATAAATCGTGCGGAGGGACTTACCCAAGGTGAGGTGTACACAGTAAAAAGCCAGACCTCTGATCGGAACGTTTGGCTTGAGAAACCAGACCGTGGGTACTTCCCTGAACGGTTCGAGCTTGTCCAGGCCAAGGTCCCGAAGGTCGTCGCGCGCAAGAACCGTTCGGACGTCCGCCCCGGGCCCAAAACCCTGTGATCCGCTTCACCGTCGATTTTGTCACCGGGGATGGGTACCGGGGCCGCGAGGTCCTGGACCTGGACAAATCCGCTAGCCTGTTTGACGAGCTCAATGAGCGCGCCTTTGCCGTGGGTCTGGACTACTACATCGTGGCCATGTCCGCCACGGCCACGTACAGAATGGGCCCGCTTACGGTCACGGCCCCCGTCTGCCTGTGGTGAACGAGCGGATCGAGGACCCGGACGCCTGGCTGGCGGCCAAGGCGAACACGACCGTAGACGAGCTCAGGGCCCGGGCCGCGGACGACGGGTCCCGGCGCCGGGCCTACCGAGCCGTGCCTTGGTCGTCCGAGCTTGACCGGATCCTAGCCCTGCCCCGCCGGGACCCGGACGAGGGCGTGGACGAGCTCACAGCGCTCCTTACGGACGCGTTCAGGACCCCGTGGGGCGGGCAGACCTTGCGCCCCCGCCAGGCCCTGGCCCTGGCCGAGCTCTACACATGCCGCGGCTTGCTCGCTAACATCGTAGCCGGCGGCGGCAAGACTTTGATCACGTACCTTGGCCCTGTGGTCCTGGGCGCTAAGCGGCCGCTTCTCATCGTACCCAAGAACCTGGAAGAAGAGACCCGGCACAAGTTTGCCGCCCTGGCCAAGGACTGGATGGGGCCCGACCTGGAGGCGTACAAGATCGTCGGGTACGAGTGGCTGTACAACAAACGCCAGGGGCGGATCTGGGACGGTGACAAGGTCGTCCAGGAAGACTTCCTGACCCGGTACGCCCCGGATGCGGTGTTCCTAGACGAGGCCGACGCGGCGAAGTCCCCCAAGGCCGTCGTCCGCAAGCGCTTACACCGCTACAAGAAAAAGACAGGCACGCCGTACGCGGCCCTTTCAGCCACGTTCGCGACCATGGGTATCGTGGATTACGCGCACATATCCTGGTGGTGCCTGGGCCTGGGTACGCCGATACCGGACCCGGACCACGTGCTGGCCCTGGACGATTGGTCCATGGCCCTGGACAACGAGGTACCTGAGCGCCTGAGGGCCGGCGAGCTTTTGCAGCTCTGTCAGCCGGCCGAGGTCGCGGCGATCAGGGACGAGCAGGACGAGCTACGGATCGTACGGGTCGGCTACCAGCGACGCCTGAACGAGACGCCTGGTGTGATCTTGTCCCCGGACGAAAAGCTGGACGGGGTCGCGCTAACCCTAGAACCCCTCGACCCTGGCGTAGGCGACCCGGCCGTGGCCGCACAGTTTCTAGAGCTCAGGACTGAAGGCACGCTATACAACGTCCTGGCCGCGGACGCTAAGGATGCGTGGCGGCATGCGCGCGAGCTCACCTTAGGCGTGCACTATTACCCGGACCCGCCGCCGCCCGTGGACTGGCTTGAGACCCGGGCCGCCTGGGGCAAGTGGGTGCGCCACGTCCTCAGCCACAACCAACTACAGATCGAGTCTGAGGGCCAGCTCAAGGACGCGATCCGTGTGGGCAGGGTCAAGGACGGTGGGCTACTCGCGGAATGGGAAGCTGTGGCCCCGACCTTTACTTTGGTGACCCGCCCCGCGTGGCACTCGACCGAGGCCCTGGACGCGGCCGCGACGTGGCTCGCTGGACACCCGCGCGGCGTGGTTTGGGTAGAGCATGTGCTGTTCGCTGAACGCCTGGCCGAGCTCACCGGGGTCCCGTACTTCGCGGACCAGGGTAAGGACAAGGACGGGCGGTTTATCCTCGACCACAAAGGCCCTTGTATTGCGTCCGTGTCGGCTAACCACAAGGGCCGTAACATGCAGTTCAATTGGGCCGAAACCCTGATCATGACCTTCCCGCAAAGCCCTAAGCGTACCGAGCAAATGCTAGCCCGTGTGCACAGGCCGGGGCAGGCCGCGGCTGAGGTGCGCAACTGGGTCTGGGTAGGGTCCGTGGACGTCCTCGAGGGGATCGAGAAGTGTAAGGTGAACGCCGAAGGGATCGCTTTACGTGAGGGCGGCGCGCAACGGGTCTTGTACGCACGCTCTAGCCTGCCTACGATCCTGAATGTAATGCGGCGCGGAGGTGCACGGTGGGTGAAGTGAAGCTCAAGTTCAAGGTTGGCGATCTGGTGTTCGTGCGGCCGTGTCCACAGGACCGTACGGAGGCCTTACTCCCGGTGTTCGAGCCGTTCTCGGGTGTAGTGACTGAGGCGATCCCGGGCCGGATCTACCCGTACACGATTGAGGAGCACGACGGGTTCGAACACCTGATCGCCGAAAACGAAGTTTACACTAGCAGGCAAGCACTGAACTAAGAGACACTAGACAGGTAAACAGGTTCGGTTCAACAGAGGTACAGAACATGGGTGTGTACGACAAAGCAGACGATCTCGACCCCGGGTCAGCGCGCGAGCGCCTGGCCAACCTTCCCGCGGGCTACTACCCCCGTCTCAAGGTGATCAAGTGTGAGGGCTGGCAGGACCAGACCAGCACCAAAAACCACTACTACAAGATCGAAGTCGAAGTGGTGGACCCCGGAGCGACGGGGGCCGAGGTCGGCCGACGCGGGTCTTTGTTCTGTCAGATCGCCGGCAACAGTCACGACTACGATATCAGCGAGCTCGCGGCCGTGAAGTTGGCGATCGGCTGTATCTTTGGCTATCGGTCCATGGACGAGATCAAAGCCAAGATCAAGGGCTCGACCCTCGAGGGCGCGCGCGCTGGCGACGGTATTTCTCTGGCCGGCAAGGAATTCGCGGCCAAGATTTGGATCAAGCCGAACAAGAAGGACCCCACGGCCGAGGGCTACCAGAAGTTCGCGGCCGAGCCCGTGGGCGGTTTCGCTAAGGATGGCGCCGCGCCCGGTTCGGCCCCGCCCCCTCCCGCGGACGGCCCCCCGCCGCCCCCTAGCGAGAGCAAGATCCCTGCAGGCTGGAAGGTCCACCCGTCAGATTCCAAGTGGATCTATGAGGTCGCGGACAAGAAGAACATGCGGAAGAATCCAGACCTGTCCTAAGCAGGTGGTGCCACCCGCGGTAAGGCATGAATCCCGGCGCCTGGCCCTCGTATAGGGGCCCTTTCAAGCGAGCAACTCAGGATAGCTAAAGGCTGATCACCTACCCGGTGACGACTGGGTCTTGGGTTGCTCACTTGAGGGTCGTGGCTTAGATGGTACGCGGTAAGTTCGTCCGACGCGCAAGGACGGCCCCTCACTTTTTCAAGGCAGGCCGCGACCGGGGCTAATCTCCTGGTCCTGTGGTGGCGCTCGGAATGGTCCGGGCGTTTAGGTCGCGGTCTGCCTTGAGAGGTCCAGTTGTCCATACAAGAACTGATCAAGCAAGCGAAGAAAAAAGCTGCTGTAGGCGCGGCACTTACGCCCGCGGCCGTTCGCGACCTGCGAAAAGTTCTGGCGGCGAACGACCGTGAAGGTAACCGCAAGCGCCGGGTCTCGTGCCTTCAGTTCGTGGCCTTCCTAAAGAAGGAACACAAGATCGATGTAAACGGGGCCACGGTGGTCAAGTTCATGCAGACGGCGTTGGGTCGAGGGTGGGAGAAATGAGCCGAACGGACAAACTGATCGAGACGGCCGCCAAGGGTGAGACCTTGCGCCAACAGGCCCAGATCAAGGGCCTGAAACAGGAAGTGCGGCTACTTGAGCAATCCTTGCACGCGGCCAACGTCCGGGCCGAGGTCGTGGCTGGCCTCAAGGCCGGCACCCGCCCAGCCAAGCCGATCAAGCACCGGGCCAACATTCACCGCCGCGTGGCCACGCCCGTGTTCCTGTTCTCGGACTGGCACGTGGAAGAAGTGGTCAAGTCCGAGAAGGTCTTGGGCCTGAACGCGTACACGCCAGAGATTGCAGCGGGCCGCATTGAGCGCCTAGGCGAGGCGTGCTCGTGGATGATCGAGCACCACCGGACCTCGTTCGAGATCCGCGAGTGCGTGGTGGCCTTGGCCGGCGACTTCATGTCCGGCTACATCCACGATGAGCTTGTGGAAGGTAACGCCCTGTCCCCTGTGCAGACGATGCTTTTCCTACAGGAACACCTGACCAATCTCCTGAACAGGATCCTGGCCGTACCCGGTATGGAACGGATCGCGATCGTCACGAACTTTGGGAACCACGGCCGGACCACGCACAAGATCCGCGTGTCTACTGGTGCCGAGAACTCGTACGAGTGGCTTCTGTACCACCAGCTCAAGCGCGCGTTTGCGCACGAGAAGCGGATCGACTGGACGATCGCCTCGGGTGAGTTCGTCCATATCAAGGTGCATGACCTTGACCTCGGGTTCACCCACGGTAACGCGGTCAACTACGGAGGCGGCGTAGGTGGTATCACGATCCCGATCAAGCGCGCGATACCTCGCTGGGACAGCTTCCAGCGCGCGGACATTTGGCACATGGGCCACTTCCACCAGCTGCACGACTTGCCCGGCCTGGTGGTGAACGGGTCCCTGATCGGGACCGGACCGTACGGAATGCGCGTAGGTGGGTACGAGATCCCCGCCCAGGCGAGCTATCTGATCGACGCGAAAAGAAAGGTCAAGTGTATGAGTACGACTCTATGGCCCGTGGGTTCGAGCTTTGGTCAGGTGACGAAATGAGTACGTTCAAGGTAGGGGATAGGATCAGCTTCAAGGACGACAACTTCGCCGCGGACGAGGCCGAAGTAGTCGACTCCGATAAGGGCTTGACCGTCCGTATTATCCGCGCGGCCCCGGGGTCAAATGAGTTTTGGGACGGTGACGCGCGTGACGTTGTTGGGGTCGGACAGAAGGGTTGGTGGCTCGCACACAGTCGTAAAGACGTTACCCTGTTGTCCGCGGCTGAACCCAAGGACACAGAGATCCTTCGCCCAGAGCACCTGACCGGGACCACGACCGCGCCTGGCGCCGGGGCCAAGGACGACCAGGGTAAGCTGCCTATGCACTTGATCCCGGCCGAGGTGACCGAAGCGCTGTGGGTGTACTACGAAAAGTTCAAGGACACCACTAGCAAACCGGCGTGCCCGCGCGAGGCAGTCTATTGGCTGGCCCGTTGGAAGATCACAGGGGACCTGGACGACCTGCTTGCGTGCCTTGCACACCAGCTAGAACTACTAGGCGACGATAGCTGGCTCGCGGGCCTACCCGCTATTGCTGAGGTCCTTCGCTACGGCGCGTACGAGCGCCCGCGCGCGGACGGCACTAAGGGTTACGGCGAAAACAACTGGCAAAGCGTCCCGAACGGCCTGACCCGGTACTACTCCGCGGACATGCGCCACATGTGCGCGAACGAGAAAGAAGAACTGGACCCCGAGTCCGGCAAGAAGCACCTGGCGCACGCGGCCACGTGTACGACGTTCCTGGTGTACCTGGCTTTGAAGGGTACGGGAGCGTGATCAAGATCCGGCACACGGACGACCTCGATCTGATTCGGGATCTCGACCACGACATTTTTCAGGAAGACGACACACTGTCTGAAAAGTTGCTGGACAGGTCCGTGTGGTGGGTAGCTTTTGACGGGCGATCCCCTGTGGCCTATGCCGGGTTAGAGCCCGAGCCCGGTGCTATCGGCACCCGGAAGGGGTGCCTGTGCCGTGTCGGGGTTCGTTCTGACTACCGGGGCGGAGGCTTGCAACGGCGTTTGATCCTTGCCCGGGTGCGCTATGCACAGGACATAGGACTTGACCGCCTGTGGACGTACGTATCGGTACAGAATCCGGCATCGTTCAGAACCCTGATACGTTGTGGTTTCCTGCCTTATTTTGGGTGGGAGCACTTTATTGCCCTTGAGCGACACTTAGGCGGACGACCGCAGTTGGCTACAAGGTTCACCCCATGACCGCGTCCGTGTTCCAAGCGCACTACGGCGGCAAGGCCGCCCGAGCCCTGGCCGGTAACGTGGGCGCCCTCGTCCGTAGGCAGGAGATCCTAACACCTGGGTCAACCCTGTGCGCGGCGGCCGAGGCCCTAGGCGGCGCGATCGTCCTCGATCCGTGCGCGAGCTCGGACCCGGCCGCGTGGTTTGCTACACACAACGTCACGCTACCGCCCGAGGCCGTGGCCCTGGACGAGGCCCTGGCCGCCGCGGACGCGGCCGGGGACAAGGCCGAGGTAAAGCGCCTCAAGAAGGCCGTCCAGCCCTACTACCTGGCTGGCGCCCTGGCCGAGTCCTGGGACGGCCTACCCGCGTTCGTCAACCCGCCCTTTGCCTTCCTGGAAGAATGGCTGGCCAAGGTCGCCAGCGAGACTGGGCCTGTGGTCCTGCTCGGCCCCGCCCGCGTCCGCCGGTCCTGGTGGTGGGAGCACGGCCCTAACCACCCACGCTGTACCTCAGCTGTGTTCCTGACCAAGGTCCGTTTCTGTGGGTACAAGCAAGATTTTACCGAGCCGTGCGCACTGCTCGGGTACGGGTGCACGATCCCTTTACTAGGTGCGCAGGAAGCGAAACGGCTCAAGTGACCACGAACGCGATCCCGCCCCCTACGTCCAAGGCCGCTATCAACGAGTACTTGGAGACCTGGTGGCAACAGAACGAGCCCCCACCGTCCCGCCTGGTGCGGGTACTCCGCGCCCTAGCCCTCTGGGCGCCCTTTGGCCGGCGGATCATTCCCGACCGACATAGCCACGGTCCTTACCTGTTGCGGACGTTCCTGACCCCTAACAGGCTCGTCCGGGACTGGCTCAAGCAGCGGCGCAAGGACTTGTTCCGCGCGGGCTGGTACCGGGCCGCGGTCCTCGCATCAGCCGCGGCCCGGTTCGTGGACCTCCTCCCGGGGCCGTACCTGCATTTCTTTTTCCGAGGCGACGATGCAGAAGAGCTGCATAACCACCCGTTTGACTGGTCGTGCTCACTGATCCTGACCGCGGGGTACCTCGAACAGCGGCCGGACAAGCTTCACCTACGCCGCGCATTCCGTTTCAACTGGATCAGCCGGAAGGACTTCCACCGGGTCCTGCTTTTACAGGAACGGCCCTGGACGATCTTCCTGTGTGGCCCCCGTGTGAAACATGACAGAAACGTCGCATGGGGCTTTCTGAACACTCGAACAGGCGCTTACACTGATCAAAGTTCGTTCAAGAAGAATGAGGACAAGTAAATGCGAGGACAGGGCGGGAACAACGGCCAAGGCCACCACTGGTGCTGGCCGGCAACACGCTTGGCGATCTATCTACGTGACGGCTTTGCTTGTGTCTGGTGCGCCCTCGGCCCTGAGAGCGGCGCGCAACTCACCCTAGACCACTACGTCCCACGCTCGTCTGGGGGCTCGAACGAGCCCACGAACCTGATCACTGCATGCCTGTCCTGCAATAGCGCACGCCGGCACAAGCCCGCGACCGTGTTCGCCAAGGAGCTGTACGAGAACCGGTCGCGGGAGATCCTGCTACGGATCGGCGGTATGCGCCGGCGGACCTTACCCCGGGCCGAGGCCCGCGAAATGCTCGGCTGGCGCGGTACCGTGAGCAAGGTGATCGCCGCGCGACTGAGGCCGGCGGGGATCCCGCGCGAACTGTTCAGGGAGTCTCAGACCGGCCTGACCTCATACGAGCTCGCGGAAGCGGCCACCTGTGTTTGACCGGTGCCCGATCTGCAAGGTCGAGTGCGGGAACGTCGAACCGGTCAACATGGACTGGAAAGGCGTGAAGCGAAACCTGGGTCGGGCCTGCCGGCGCTGTGTCAAGACGGCGTTCGAGCGCGTACACCTGGACGGGGGTAACAACCCATTCACCCGCCTCGCGTCGAAAATGATCGACCGGGGCACACCCGATCCCTTGTTCGGTAGGATCCTCATGGTCGCGCTAGTGCGCGGCTCGGTGCCGGCGTGATCGGGGGTCGCCTCGTCCAGGAACCCCGGCCACCGGCGGTCCATAACACCTACATCGATACAGAAACGTTTTTGATACAACCAGGCATGCAAGCTCCGCCCCTGGTCTGTATTCAGTACGCCGTGGACGAGGCACGGCCTGAGCTCGTACATGTCCGCGACCCGGCGTGCAAGCGCGCGGTACAGACCATGCTGGGCGGCGGGTACCAGTGGGTCTTGCACAACGCGGCCTTTGACATGGCCGTGATCATGGCCCAATGGCCGGATCTGATCGAACCTGTGTACGACCTGTACGACCGGGACGAGGTCACCTGTACGATCTTGATCGCGAAGCTGTGCGACATTGCCCGCGGCCGGTACAAGACCCGGTCCAAACAAGGCTACGGCCTGGACGCGGTCGCGGGCCGCCTCGGCCTCGATCTGGGCCTGAACAAAAACGACCCGTGGCGCTTGCGGTACGGCACGCTGATCGATACCCCGGTGGACCAGTGGCCGACCGAGGCCAAGGACTACGCGCTAAACGACGCGATCGCGCAAAGGCTCGTGTACAAGGGGCTCGTAAACTACGCCGCGGATCGGGACATCCCTCTAGTGGACCAGTTCCGCCAGGCGCGCGCGGGCCTGTGGCTACGGCTCATGGAATGCCGCGGCATCATGATCGATCTACAGCGCGCGGAAAAGTACATTGAGAACGTCCGCGAGGCCTTGGCCGTGGACCGCGAAACGTGCCTCGAGGCGGGGATCGTCCGGTCAGTCGGGTCCAAGGACACGGACGCGGCCATGCGGCATATGGTCAAGGTCTGTCGCGAAACAGACGAGGACGATATCCCCGTAACAGAGGGCGCGGAAAAGGCGGTCCGAGCCGTGCTCGGGATCCCGGATAAGAAGCCAATCCCCAAGGGCGCGACCTGGACGTGGTGGGACAACACGTACGAGGGCCGGACCCTCAAGGCGAAGGGCGTGAGTCTCAATGAGGACTCGGTCTCACTGTTCGGGGACGAGCTCCTTGAGTCGTACCAGCGGTACTCGACCGCCACGAACCAGCTCTCACGTGCCGAACGACTGTACCTGGCGGCCAAGGCCGGCGTGCCCGTACAGGCCTCGTTCGACCCCCTCAAGGACACGGGCCGGACGTCGTGCTCCCAGGGCGACAAGAAAAAACAGGCGAGCTACCCGAGCGCGTACGGCGCCCAGCTGCAAAACCCTGCCAAGGACAAAAAGGTCAAGCGTAAGGACGGGACGACCTTCGTACGCGTGGGCACCCGCGAAATGTACATCGCGCGCGCCGGGCACGTCCTGTGCCCCACAGACATTGACTCTGCAGAGCTCTGCGCCGTGGCCCAGGTCTGTATAAGAGAGATCGGCCACTCCCGCCTAGGGGACATGATCAACGAGGGCCGGGACATGCACACAGAGCTCGCGGCCAACATCGGAGGTATGTCGATCGTGGAAGCCTACGCTCTCAGGAAGGGTGAGCGCGGCAAGGCGGATAAGGACCAGTTCGATAACACGCACCGTCAGAGCGCCAAGATCGGGAACTTCGGGTACTGGGGCAACATGGGCCCGGCCAAGCTGGCCCTGTCCGCCCGCAAACAGTACGGCGTGATCCTGACCCTGGACGAGGCCAAGATCATAAAGGAGGCGTTCAAGACCTCTTACACAGAGTTCCCCTCGTTCGTGAAGTGGGCCAAGGCCAAGCTGACCCACATGCCCGAGTACGAGACCGAGGACCTTTCTGACAGACGCGGTTACTTTGTGCAACACGGGTCCGGCCGCTTGCGCGGGGACCTGTGGCTCGCGGCACTCATGAACACGACCTTCCAAGGCCTGGTCGCGGACCTGTTCAAGGACGCGGGGTGGCGGGTGTCCCGCGAATGCTACGTGGGGAAGTTCTGGGACCGGTCCGGTGCCAGTCCGTTGGCTGGGTCGTACATCGTGAACGAGGTCCACGACGAACTGATCACGGAACTGATCGAGGCCCGGGCGCACGAGGCCGCGTACCGTCAGGCCGAGATCGTCCGGGACGTAGCCAAGATCTGGGCGCCGGATGTCCGCTGGGGTTGCAAACCAGCCTTATGCCGACGTTGGTTCAAGGGGGCAGAGGAGGTCTTTTATGCGGACGGCCGCCTGGCGCCCTGGGAGCCCGGCCAGCAATACGACAAGCGCGACGGTCGATTGTTCTTGAAAGCTGCGTAACGCGAGCGCGATACTTAGGGTATGAACAAAGCCGATCTGCTCAAGTCCATGTCCGAGCTACACGCCTGTCCAGAAGCAACCAAGTACGTTCAAAACCACGCTTCGGCCAGCGCAAAGGAGATCGGGCAAACCTGTGATCGTTTGGACTGGCTGATCTGGTTCTTGGTCAGGCAGCCTGCGGCACGCGCTAAGGTGATCAAGTTCTCGTTTTCCTGTGTGGACCGAGCTGTAAGGCAGTACGCGCCAAAGGCACTAGAGGCCGCCGGGCTGACAGCCGAGGCCGAGGCACTTAGGGCACTCCCAGAGATCGTGGACGAGAAAACCGCCTACGCCGCCCGCGCCGCCGCCTACGCCGCCAACGCCGCCGCCGACGCTGCCGCCAACGCCGCCGCCGACGCTGCCGCCACCTACGCCGCCAACGCCGCCAACGCCGCCTACGCCGCCAACGCCGCCGGCGCCGACGCCGCCAACGCCGTCCACGCCGGCGCCGCCCACGCCGCCTACGCCGCCTCCGCCGCCCACGCCGCCGGCGCCGACGCCGCCGCCGCCTACGCCGCCGAACGCACCCACCAGCTCAAAGACTTGCACGCGATCTGGTGTGAGGTCGTGTCGTGACCGAGGTCCAAACCATACCCCTTCGCGAGCAGGACGAGATCGCGTTCGCGTTGAATCTCTTGGCGCGCAAGTACGCAAAGAGACAGCTCAAGGATCTGACCAAGGAAGCCAAGAAGCGCGTCCTTACTAGGTTCACGGGCCGCCGAGGTGTGCTGTGAAACTACCGACCAAGACCCAGGCCGAACGTCTACTGGACGCGTACTGTGAGGCTCGCGGGTACGTCATACCTAAGGACCCCGAGGAACTCAGGGCCTACCTGCGTGGCCTGGCCGCGTTCGTGGCCTACACGGTCCGTAACGAGTATGTACAGAACGACAGACGAGGGGGCCGCCTTGAAACTAGCGTTTGACTCTGGACGGGAGGGGTTTGGTTGGGCCGTTGGTGACCCGGACAAGGTCGTGGCCTGTGGTGTCGTTCAGTCCCCCAAGGCCGTCCGTGTGTACAGCCAGGTCTCGATCGAGGACGTGGCCGCGAACGTGATCCAGCACCTCAGGGAGCTGGTCGGCCTGACCATGGACGTGTGCTATGTCGAGCGCATGGTCCACTACCCGCCCCGCCCCGGCGAGCGGACTAACGAGCGCAAGCGAACCGCGATCGCGAACGACCTGCTAGACCTGCAAGCGATCGCCGCCCTGGTGGCCGGGGCCTTGCGGCCAGCAAAGGTGGTCTACCGGACCCCTTTCGAGTGGAAGGGTAACCTAGACACTGAGGTCATTGAACGCCGCTTGCGGAAAGTTCTGACCCCCGCGGAAGTGGCGCTAGTGGATGCGATCCAGCCCGCGGGCTTGAGGCACAACGGATGGGACGCAACGGGTCTGCTTTGTTCGCAGACCGGAAGGGTACGGTTCAAGTAACATGGCAACCAAGGAGCAAGTGGATGCTGGGTGCAGGGCGGCAAAGGCTACTGTCCGGCAACAACCTCAGGGTTTTGGTTTCTCGGAAGCATGTGAGCGTGAGCTAGTCGCGTCTGTGATTGACGCGGCCTTGGCCTGTGAGCCGGAAAGGCTACCGTTCGATGCGAAGCACGGGTGTGCCGAACTAGGTCAAGTCGAACGCGATTTAGAGGCCGCGCGCGGCCGGATCGCGGAACTATAAAGCTGGACTGACCTGGACCGGGACCCACGCCTGTTCAAAATGAAACTAGAGATCCGCACCCTACAAAACGAAATGCGGGCCGCCCGTGACTGCATCCTGTGGCTGGCGGGCGCGGACGTGAACCTGTTGGAGCGGATCAATAACCGGATGCTGAGGGGGTCGGGGACATGACCAAGAAAGAAATGGTGGCCCGGGCGATCAACACCCAGCTGGCTGTACTAAAAAGCGCGGTCTCGTACGGGGTCGGGACACAGCCAGACCGCGCCTGTTACGAGATCCTGGACGGCCAGAAAGCAGAAATCCGGGCGTTTTCAGCACTACTAGCAGGGGACACAGACAAGGCAAAGAAGCACATGACCACGGCCGAGGTCCAGTACGATTTTGCGCGTAGGTTGCGCGGGCGGTGACCCTGCTCTCAGTCGCGGACGTGGCCACTCGCCTGGGCTGCTCGTACGAGCACGCGCGCCTGCTTGTCGTCCGCCTCGACCACGTCCGCGTCGGTCGCCGCCCTAAGGTCCGCCCGGATGTGTTAGAAGCCTGGATCGAGAAAGGCGGCGATGCATGGCACAGAACAAGGATCGGCTGTACCTACGCGGCGGGGTCTGGTGGACGTGGGGCTGGTACACAGACGGGGTCAAGTGGTTCGCAAGCACCCACCAGCGCGAACGACGTGCCGCCCAGATTGCAGCGCGTAAGATCGCGCAAGAACGGGCTGGCGACCGGGCCGCGGACTGGGCAAAGGCAGTTACGCTCAATTCGGCCCTCGTCTCGCTGATCGAGGCCCTCGAGGTCAAAGGCCGCCGGCCCGCGTCCCTGAGAGCGATCGAGTACCACGCCCGGCATCTGATCACGCACCTCGGCCGAGACACACCGCTCACCTCGATCGTCCTGGCCCAGACCACGGCCTATCTGCATGCGCGCTTGGCCGAGCCCCGCGCATCCAAGCACACGATCGCCAAGGAGCTCCGAACCCTTGGCCAGGCCTGGAAGCGCTTGGCCCGACTCAAGGTCGTCTCGCCGCCGCCGGACCTGATCCCGGATGAGCTCGGGACCGTGTACAAGCCCCGGAAGCGATGGCTGACCCGGGACGAGTTCGAGCGCTTGCGCGGGGCCCTCACGACCGAGCGGGCCCAGTACCTGACCGCGTACTGCCTCACCGGGGTCCGGAAAGAAGAGCTCACGTCCTACCAGCGCGCGCGGGACCTGGACGACGCGGGGCAGTTCCTCCGCGTCCGCGGGACCAAGACCGAGCGGGCTGAGCGCCTGGTCCCCCTTGTCCACGAGGCCTACAACCTGTTTGCCGCCCGGGACACCTGGGCGCCTTGGCATTCGATGCGAAGGGACCTGCACAGAGCCTGCGCGCGCATCGGGATCCAGCCGGTGTCCGCGAACGACCTCCGCCGTACGTTCTGTAGCTGGCTGGCCCAGGCGGGGGTCCAGGAACGCCAGGCCGCGGACCTCCTAGGCCACGCCTCGACCGCGATGGTTCGGGCCGTGTACGGTCAGCTGGACCTCGAGGCCCTCAGGCGCGCCGTTGCCCACCTGTCCATTACTAATGGACAGAGCGCTGTACTCGATACTGTCACCAGGCCTGACGTGGATCCAGGGGTTCTAGTGCGTAAGCTAGAATCCGCCTTGACAGAAAACCCGAGTCCTTACGGGCTAAACTAGGCACTCCCGGGCCGAATCGAACGGCCGACCTTTCGCTTAGGAAGCGACGGGGCCAGCGGTTTGGAGCTTGTTTTGTAGGTGTTTGAGCGGGTATTGGTCGTGCTGTACTTGAGGCAGTAACCCGCTAGCCCCGGTACTCGTTCACGGCCCGCAAGATACTAAGCCCCGGGTCCCGCTTGTGCTGGCTGATATGCAGGTGCCCCAGGACCCCGCGGAACCCCGCGAGCTCGGCCAGGGACAGGACCCCGGCATGGTCTGGCGAGCGCACCGGTAGGCCGTACGCCTTGCAGCATGCGCTGGTGAGGGTCAGGGCCGCTGCGACCTGGGCACCCGTGAAGGCGCTATGCTTGGCCCTGAGGCCGTGGATCGTCTCGGTCTCGAGGGCGCGCGGGACGAGCTCGCCGGTCGACCCGGGCGTGGCCGGGTTCACGATCTCGATCCCGATGGACCAGGCGTTAGCCAGCCCTGCATGCGAGCAACGCAAGGCCGCGTCCGCGTACTGGTACACGCCGCCATCAGGATCAATGCAGAAGTGCACGGACAGGTTGCGCTGGACCAAGGTCCGGTGCACCTGGCTCGCGAGGCCGCGGCCGCCTGTCCAGTGCAGAACGACGGCCCGGGTCTCAGTGCGCCGGCCGAGGGCGGGGAACTGGTAACGGGGGTCGATTACTACGGTCGCATCGCACGCGACCTCAGACCCGCCGACCATGATCCGGTTCAGCGTACCCACGCGGCCTCGTCCTCGGTCACCCGGTTGCGGGTGGGGTTCGAGAACATCACTCGGTCCTCGTTCTCAAGGCCGTACTGATCGATCAGTCCGAGGGCGTGGCCGAGCTCATGGAAGGCCACGACTTGGCTGGTGCACGAGTTGGGGTCCAGGTCGATGGCAGCCGCGAGCATGTGGCCGTCCAGGGTGGCGTACTGACCGGTTTGGCCGACCCGGACCCCCAGGTACTTGGACGTGACCGTGATCTCAGCGATGCCAGGCTTCCGGTCGTCCAGGTCCTCGAGGCGGACAAGGGAGATCTTGTCCGTGTACTGCCCCCAGAACGTGATCGCCTGGTCCATGCTTTCTGCGCAGTCTTCCGGGAGCTTGGAATCCAGCGTCACGGTAAGGTCGGTCACGCCGTCCCAGGTGTACGGGCCGGGCTTGGCCTCGGCCGGGGCGGCCGGCGGCGGGAGGGCCGCACAGCCCGCGAGCAGGACCACCGGGGCGAGACTCAGCAGCCACCCGATCGCGCCGCCCACGGCACTGCCGACGGCCAAAGCGCCGGCAAGCCAACCCTTGTGCGTGGCCTGGGCGGTTTTGAGCTCTGCCACAGAGTCCGCGACCTGATCCACGCGCTCATGGATCCGTGCGTTGTCCTCGCGGTTCTCGCGCCGGAAGTCCCGAAGCATTTCAACCAATACCGTGAACTCGTTCACGGCTTCTTGGCGCCAGCTTCGGGGAGGACGTGGCCCAGGCCGATCAGGCCGAGCAGAAAGCCCTCGTGACCGGACACCAGGCTTTTTACCGCGTCCACGGTCGCCTGTGGGATCAGGCCGGCTTGAACAGCCGCGCCCACCAGGGCCCATGCGGCAACGATCGCAAACTTACGGACCTTGGGGTCGGAGAGGTACTTCATACCCCTAATTTTAGGTCGGGGCTAAAGCGCGGCCAAGTTCCGCTGGGGTTGTAAGGTTAGGCCTTACTCACTACAGCAGATCAGTTCGCCCCACTCGCACATCATACCGGCCCATTCGTCCTCGAGGGGGCCGCACGTTTGCTCAATTATGAACGTGCGGCACACCTCAGGTAAGCCCTCCGCGTCAACGACGTCCGCGGCGTGGTACGACTCTAAACCCTGCCAGGTTTGGTCCACGTACGTGAGGGGGTTCCAGGGTGCCTGTTCGTCGGTCCACCACCAGTTACCGATCTGCACACAGTCGACCTCGCCCAGGCCGTACGGGTGATCTCCTAACCACTGGTACTGAGGGCACGAGATAACAGCGTAACCGGCGGCGGCGTTCAACGCTTCGCAGAACAGCGCATTGGTTGCGTAGCGCTGTGACTCTAGGTCTTCCGTGGTTCCGACTACCCACCGACTGTCGGGGATGCCTTGCGCAAATGCAGGGGAGGTGACGATCAGAGCAAGAAACAATACCAGGGTTTTCATGTAGCGTACTCCTTTTGCTAAGGAGTACGCCCCGCCGTGGTTTTTGTCGCTACCCTAGTTGGGTCAATCTCTACCTTGCGCGAGTCGATCACGGCTTGCACCTTGACCGGCGCTGTCGCGAGCAGCGCCGATCGTGCAGGGAGTGTGACATCTTTGCCGGCCACGCGCACGGTCTTGCCTAGGTGCTGCTCCGCGTCCGCGGGCAGCTCCATTGCCGCGATCGTGCCGTCGTCGGAGGCGATGATCTCGGGTTCCCACACGCACGGGATCCCGGCGTCGTACTTCGGGTCGCAGGTCACGTTCACGAGGCGGCCGGCGTTTTCGTCCCAGCGCCAGTGCTGCGCGCGGGTCGGGTAGCCTTTCGCCTGCGCGATCGCGGCGCGTGTCTCCAGGAGCTTGGCGGGTGTGTCTGCGAGAAAGCTCATGGGAATATTCCTGTATCCTGACGTATACATTCCTGGGCTACTCCACGCTCGCTGGTCAGGACAGGCGTTAGAAACAAAGATCGAAACGTCCCAACGAACACAGCTGTCCCGCCCCCAGGTAAACGCCCGAGCGTGAAGGCCGCGGGGTTGATCGCACTGTCCGGGCTGGCTAGTGTACCAGTGATAGAGATGGTGCTTTTTTGTCGCAGGACAACGTTACTGACCCCGGACAAAACAGTGACGTTGAAGTATGTCGGATTACCAAGCACGACACCAGTCCGATCACCAGATGCATATGCTGTTCCGCCTGTCTTGAATACGTTCAAACCCCAAGTGGACCCGTTTGTGGTCCCCAAAAGCGAAAAACCTGGCGTAGTGCCGTTGTTCTGTGTGGCGAGCATAGCGGAGGCGCCCGGCGATGTCGCCGTGGGCGTGCCGACAAAGAACACATCTACCCCTGTGCCGTCGTGCAGAAAGCGCCAATCTGCGCGTGTGCTCGTGTAGGCGTTGCCGTTGAAGCTACAAGCTAGGCGACCGCCGTAGTGCGCGTGAGGGGCGGGCATGCGCACTTGAAGTGCCGGAATAGTTTGGACTAACCAGTGCGTTGGATCGTTGTGATCGACGAACGCGTAGACGAAACCCAGGTGCGCTGGGTCTTCGATCACCCAGTCGGCGCTGAAGTAGGCACGCTTCGCCGTGAGACCGAGCAGCACGTAGTACGCGTCCAGGTTCGAGCCCACAGCCCGGCCAACCTGACACCCGACTCTAGCGCCAACGGTCGCCATTACGAGACCGAGGTCTGGCCTGCGAACGCCGTATTAGCCGTGCCGCCAGACGTACGCACGTATTTGAACCGGCCGACAGAGCCCGGGCGCAAGCCCGTGATGATTGCCGCGCACGTACCCGCCGCGCCGGCCGTGGGCTGGTCGCTAAAGCCCGCGGCCGAGCCGGGCAGTTCCTTGTACGTCGTGCCGTCCGGCATGATGCCTTGCCAGATAATGCGGCCGATCGGCGTGCCCGTGGTCGTCCACGAGAAGTAGCCTTCGACGCGTCCCTCGGGGCCGACCGTGATGTCCGCACCGTCGATGTCCCCGGCCATGTTACCCGCCGCGATGTACGTGGCGTTGTTCGTGTTTAGGGGCGTGGCCTTGGTCACGGACAGCGACGTCGCGGCGGTCTTGATCCCTAGCGAGCTCGGCAGCTGCGTATTGCTGACAGGTACCGCGGACTGGTCAGACGCGACCACGACCTTGAGGCTTTGCGCCATGGTGCCCTGGCCGAGGGCCGTGGGTAGCTGGGTCGTCGCACCCAGAGCAACCGGCAACGCGGGCTGGTCGCTAGCAAGCACCACAGGGACCGAGCTCGCGGCAACCTGTTGGCCGACGCCGTTTGCGTTTCTGAACGTATCGTAAGCCGACATTACACACCCCCGCCGAACGACCCGACCACGTACCAGATCGAGACCCCGTCCGACTGCAAAATTACCCCTGCATAGAGGGTCGCCACAGCAATTGCGCCGTTCGCGATCGTGTCCGATCCGCTAGGGACCACGGACAAGGACGAGGACCCGGACATTTGCATTACGGCAACGCGGCCGTTCGCGCGGGTAGCGGCCAGAGGCAAGGTAACGTCGTACGAACCTGCGACCCGTGCTAGGTCCCCGTACGCGGCCGCGTAGTCCCCGCTCTGTACCGCCGTGAACGCGAGCGCATCCCCGAGGACCACGCGCGCCACAGGTACCCCGTCGATCAGTTCCTCGCTGTAGGTCGCGCCGACCAGGTCCAGGCCTTGGCGGATCACGACCTCGATCCCGTCCACGAACAGGCGCTGGATCCCAAACAAGCTGTCGAGCATGCTCATGGGTTAAACGTTACCCTTGAATCCCGCGTCCGACGTGTCGACGCTGGCAAAGTGGATCTTTCCGTTCCCGGTAAAGCCAAAGTACATGTAGTACTCGCGCGCAGCGTTCGAGATCGAATGCGGGAGGGCGCCGCCGCTAAACGCGTGCACCTGATACGCGCCGGACCCCGCCGTGGCCCAGCTACCGCTAACGATAGACGTGCGGGTGTGCACGCCCGTCCCAGTGACCACGTCGTCCCGGAACACGTCCACCAGGGCCGCCGCGGCCCCCTGATCGGTGATCCCGACGTTGAACCCGGTCACCACCAGGCCCGTGGGAAGGCGGAACTTGAGACACGCGGTACCGCCGCCTGTGACGTCCAGGGTCTTGGTCGTGTCGTTCAGCGCCCAGGTACCCGCCGCCATTTCCAGCGACAGAGGGATCGAGACCGCGAGCAGACGAGGCGAGGCCGCGCCGGCCGCGTCTGTGTAGAGAAGATCGCCGGACTCGAGGGCCAACCCCGCCGCGCGCGCGCCGGCCGTGAACCTGTTTACCTGGGTCCAGATCATGGCCGTACCAGCGATCGTCGCGACCATGCCGTCCAGGCGGTTCTTTGCATTACGGGTACGGTTCGCAAGGCCCTGCAAGAACGTGTTTAGCAGGCTTGCCTGGTCCGCGTCCTCACCGTCGTCCGGCACCTGCAAAGGCGTCGTAAAGGTGTCTACATCCGTAATGTTAGTGGCCATGTACCCCTATTCTACGTTGAACGAGGTACTGGAACTAGTTCCCCAGGTCCCCGTACCCCACTTGGAACCGAACCCCCACAAGCGGTTTCCGGGGCCTCGGACTTTGATGTACCCGAAGCTATGGCCGTTACCCCACTCGCGCGGGATTACCCGGTAGGTCTGGATCTCGGTCCAGGTCAAACCGGACCCCCAAACCCACTGGCCCCACTTCAGCCCCCCGCCCCACGTGCGCGGCGGCGGCGGCGCGACAGCCGCGTCAAACACGAGCCACCAGCGGGCCCACTTCTCGGGCTCGCCGTCGATATCCCAGCTCACGTCGTCCCGGGTGATCGTCCCGTTTACGTCCATGCTGTAGCGCCGCCCCGAACGGTACACGACCGAGATCGCCACGTTGTTTGGTGCGTAGTAGGCGAATAACTGCGCCAGCAGTGCGTACGGCCCGCCGCGCTTCCTGTGGTCGTCCAACCACCGGGTCAAGCGCGCCGCATAGTTCTCGTTGGCCTCGTCCACGCCGCGCCGGATCCGCCGGTCCCGGCCGAGGTACGGAAGGGACTCGTTCGAATATAGGCCCGGGAAACGAAGCTTGACCCCCGCCACAGCAGCGTCCGTGAACCCGTCCAGGTGCAACCCGATCGTGTAAAGGAGCTTTCCGCCCAGGCCTCGAGTAAGCCAGGGTGGGGCCTTGGCCAGGATCGTGTCCCGGTTCGTGAGCAACGTCCCGCCGGCGGCGACAGACCCGGCCGCGCTCGGGGCTGGGGCCGCGCTAGGTTCTACTTCCCATTCGATCTCAGGCACTGATCACCACCACATTTCCGGCCGCGTCCACGACCGAGGCCCTAAGCCTAACCCGGTACCCGGACGGCCAGCCACCAGTCCGCCGGATCGCAATGTCGTACCCGTCCGTGATTGCTGAGATCGAGGACATGGCCGCAAAGGCGCCGCGGAACTCGGTCCCATCATGCGCGAGCAAGTACGCGTCCGGGTCGGACCCGTCCGGCGTGAACCCGATCCAGAGCTCACGGATAGCCCACCCGCTTGCGTCCGTGAGCTGAAAGCCAAGGGTCGTGGACCGCCCGATCGTGGACCCCGCCGCCGGGCTGACCGCGGACAAGCTGGGCGGGGTCGTGTCTGGGACCGGCGCGGGGGCGGCGCCTAGACGAATCACTTGCAGGTGGGTAAGATAGACAGAGTGCGTGGTAACGCTTTGCTCGTTGACCGCGAAACAAATGCCCGGGTTGCTGCGCGAGCCGGCGTTGTAGTTCTGGGTGGCCTGCCCGCTCGCGGGCTCCGGCTTGACCGTGGTTTCGTCCGAAGGCAGCCCCGACGAAGCGTAGCTCTCGGACCCGTTTGAGTCCCAGCCCGGGATGGCGTTCGTGATGATCGTGCCGGCGTAGGACGTATTCAAGACCGCCGCCACCCGGGAGTTCACTGACGTGATCCCAGTGGTGCCGATCTTCGTTACGATCTGAGAAGACGTCGCGGGTGCTGTGGCGAGTTCAGGCCCAACAAAGTAGTCCTTTGTGCGTACCGCCGCACGTAGGCCGGTCCCGTCGTTTGTGCTATCGACAACGCCGATCAGCCCACGACCTCGGCCGCTCACACCCCAGGTGAACTTCGCGCGGATGAGATGGGGGATCGCCGGGTCGTACCCCGGTACGTGCGATAGGGGTAAGAACCAGTGAGGGAAGTCCAGGTCCCCGTTTGTCCCGATCGTGATGGCCCCGCCGCCGGCGGTGTGAATCAACGAGAGACCCAAGCCGCTCACCAAGTTGCGCGTGCAGGTCTGCCCGCTCTGGCTCAGGTTACCCTTGGCATACCAAACGAGGCCGTCGATCGTGTATGCCCCGTTCGCTGTAGCCGTCTGGTTCCCCTGGGCTGTCAGGTCGACCTGATAAAGAATCGAGCTCACAACCCGCCGTCCGGCGGCGCGACCATGGCCACCCCACCGATCACCGTACCAAGGACCGGAACTTCGTTGATCGCGATCACTGTGTCGCCGGCCGGGAGGGCCACTACCGCGTGGAAAATCTGGGGCAGGGTCGCGCCGATCACTGTGCGGATCGCGTCTTGGTAAACGTAACCTGTGCCGGCCGGCCGGTTCCCGCCGATAGGCTGGGTGGACATGAACGTAGCAAGCCGGGCGGCGATCATGTCCTTAACCTGGGTCTCGGTTAGTCCGCTGTTGTTGTACATTTGAATAGCATAGAGCACCCCGACAGTAACCGGCGCGGCACTAGCTACGTTGCTCGTGACCGCAAGCGGGACCGAGTTCTGGTCGATCGCGGACGCTACAGCGCCCAGGTCCGTAGTCGGGTCTCCCTCAGTCCCCGAGACCGCGCCCGAAGCCGTGGCCACGTAGGTGTTCACGTTGCCGTACCCGTCGCGGGTCACGCGGACGCGGGTCACCCCGATCGCGGAACCATCCTGGCGCGTGGCCGTGCGCGCGGCATACGAGTACGCGTCCCACGGCCCGTTTGGGGACAGGGCCCCGAGCTTCTCGTAACAGCGGGTCCGCAGAAGCGGATCGGTTTCCTCGTCCTGCCCCACAACCGCGGCCGCGTTCGAACAGGTGACCCCGAGCAGCGTGGTTACGAGCTCTGAAATCGTGGTCGCGCCGGACGTGCTGTCCGACCCCGCCTCGTCCGCGACGATCCCTACAGTGGTCGTGCCGAGGGGGTCCAGGACGTAGGCTTCAGTGTTGCGATAGGTCTTACCTGTGTCCGGGTTCGAAAAGACTAGGTCACCAGCATCGCCGGCGTACGCGCCGCCACCCGTGTTCGTCAGGGTGATCTCACCCGCGGCAAACGTCGCGGTCATGCGCTCCTCGCCGTACACGTAGCGCGCAACGAGGGTCAGCCACTGCCCTGAGGACAGCTCAAGGAAGCCAGACTTTGCGATCGCCGCCATGAGCTCGGAAAACGCGCTCAGGAAGATCGCGGTCAAGGTAAGCAACGTCCGGACCGGGCTACCAGCCTTCCAGGACGTGGTGTCCACTCCGACCGTGTTCAGGCCGCTATAGAGCGACGTGAGGACCTGGTCCTTGGTCACCGGGGTCGTGAGATCGGCTAAGGAGAACATCAGGACAAGGCCTCGAGCATTAGGGCGCCGTCCAGAACGGCGAACGTTAGTGCGAACGTCCCAAGGGTCGCGTCCACAGGGGTGATAAAAACCTTGATCGTGAGCGTGGGCGCGGCGTAGGTGACCTCAGCCTCAGCTACGTCCACGCGATCGTCTTTCATGGCTTCACGACGGATCTTGTTCTGGTAGTCCCGTAGATCGGACGAGGTCGTACCCCGGTTCACGTAGCCTCGGACGTCCTCACCATACTCGCGGTCGTCGTCCAGCATACCATTAGGGGTCTGGAACCGGCGGAGCAAGGTCTCACCGATCGCGATCGGGCTGTTGTAGTCCACGGACGCCAGGCGCGCGTCCAGCTCTGTAGCGCACTTGAGCTCGCGTCCATAGCCAAACGGCGCAACCTGGACAGGGACCAGGCGCGCTAACAGGGCAAGTTCACGCGCGATCGCGTCGTCCACAACGGTCATGCAATGCTAACTTTAGTCGATCCGCTGGTGATCTGACCAATAGCGTCCGGGGTAATGAAAGTCAGCGTCCCGGACGCGGGTAGCCCGTCGACAGTGCCCGTAAAAGTGGCTGGGGGTAGTGGCACTGTAACTTGGTCCCCTAGCCGGGCCGCGGCGGGGCCTGCGGGACCGCCCAGAACGAGCGACACCGGCGTGAACCCCGGGCCGTCCTTGCCGGCAAAGTGGGTCACCACAGGCATAGTGCGGTCCCCTTCCACGAACTCGACCAGGACCTCGGCCCCGGGCGTGAGCACTGCATGGGCGCCCGCGACCCCGGGCCACATAGAAACCGGGAGCACGTCCGGTAAGCCGGCCCCTTTCCGAACGGACTGTAACTCGACCCTGTCCACGGACATCCGGACGACGCGGTACCGGTACGCGCCATACAGCTTTGCCGCGAGCTCGTGTTGCACCAGCGCGCGGAGCAAGCCGTAAAGCGTGCTCTGGCCGGCCGCGCCACACCACAGGCTGAACGTGAAATCAGTCGCGGACGCGTTGATTTCGAGCTCGCGGATCACCAGCGGGGCGTCCAAGTTCTTGGCGATCGTCCGGCCGACCACGATCGCCGACGGGGTCTCTGTAGTCAACGTGACTACACCAGACCGTGGGTCGTACGCGGTCACCTCGTACAGGTTTGGGTCAACCGTCGCGGCCGCGCGCGGGCCGACCTGGGTTACTCCCACGTAATCAACCCACCAGAGGGCCGACCCGATCACGCCCTCGAGGGCGGTCGAAGCGGCGCCGGCGGCCCGGGCGTAGTGCACCCCTACCCGCTCGGACGAGGGCGTGAACGTGCCGATCTGTTCGCCTACTGCGCGGGCCGCGTCGTCCGCGATCAGTCGGGCCTTGATCCCCGCGTCGTTCGCGTAGTCCTTGGCCGGGACAGAGCGCGCCCAGGCGCCACGGCCGGCCACGATCCGCACCTTCCTTTGCATTGCGTACGTGCCGCCGACGTCCACGGCCCCGACCAGGGACAGGTCGCCTACAGTGATCGTGACCTGGCCGGACACGGCCGCGTCGGACTCAAGGTTTGCCTCGGCCACCCACGGGCCGCGCTCACCCGCGACCAGGCGCAAGGACGTGCAACGGATCCCGTCGACCGCTACGTACTTCTCGGTCATTCCGCCGCCAGCTTATCGACCTGGGCGGCGAGCTCCTTGATCTTCTGGTCGTACGGGTCCAAGGGCGTGGCCTTGGCCCCCTCGGGCTTTGCCATGGTCAGCTTAGGGGACCGGAACTCAATGAACTTGATCGGGATCATGTAGACCCCCATGTCCTCGTCTACAGGCTGACCAACGTCCTCGACACCCACGGCTTTGATATCCAGGTCAGCCAAGAACGGGTGATCGATCGCCAGATACCCCGAGGCCGGGGACGTGCCGCCGCCGCGGCGGGTCGGGAGCTTGTCCACGATCGGTTTCCAGGCCGCCCAGGCGGTCCAGTCCTCAGCCGTGTACAGGCGGATCTCTACAGTGAAGTGGCACAGGCCGCGGCGCTTGAAAATCGAGAACGAGCCCGTGATACCAAACCCGCCGCGTTCGACCCACTCGCGGGGGCTGGACGCGCCGACGAGCTTGGCGATACCGGGCGAGCGCTTGCCGGCCAGTACGATGTAGTCTTGCGGGGAATCGAGCGGATTAGCGGCCACGTCAGACCCCCGTCGGTACGGCAAGCTGGACCATTGCCAGCTGGAACTCCGACACCAGTTTAGTCTTGATCCCCTCGATCACGGCGGCCGCGTCCGACGCTGCATTTACGGTCAAGTGCTCGATCGTGAGGTACACGGTCGGGCCGCCCGCCGCCCGCGCACCGCCCTGGCCGCCAGCCTCGGGGATTGAGATCATAGAATCGACCGCGCCTTGCGCGCCGGGGGTACCCTGCTCTACACCGACCTGGACGCCTTGCGGGAGGGTCGCGCCTAGCTTGGCGAACGCCTTGGACGGGGACGCAATGCCCAGGGCGGACTTGAACGCCGTCGTGGCCTTGGCCGCTAGCCCTCTGATCGAGTCCAGGACCCAGGTCGCACCCTTGGTAATACCCGCCGCGATCCCCTGGGCCACGCTCATACCGAGGGCTTTCCAGTCCGTGTCCTGAATGAAGTCGAACGCTTTCTTGGTCGCAAGCACCAGGCCAATCAAAAGCGTGAGGGGCGAAGTCAGCACGGCCAGGCCTGCGACCAGCGTGACTGTTGCCGCGGCCGCCAGGCCCAAGGTCGCAGCAAACGCGTTAACGGCAAATAGCCCCGCGTAAACGGCCGCTTTTTGTAAATCAAACCCCTTGAGGATTTCGGAGTCACCAAACGTCCGCTTGAACCAGTTCCGGACCTTGAGTAGGCCCACTGTCAGCATCAGTGCGCCGATCGTCACGCCCTGGAAAAAACGCTTGACGTACAGACCCGCGGTCTCGGCCCCGTCCAGGACGGGCTGGAAAAGCGCCGTGAACATGGACTTGAGGGCCTTCCCCGTTTCCGTTGACTGCGAAAGCAGGGACGTCACCATGGACAGGCCGCGCAAGAACGCGTCCAGTGCCAAGCCGTTGAACAACGCGTCAAAGTTCTCGCTAAGCTTCTTGGTCTGGGTGGTGAGCGAAAGCATTTGTTTGGCCACGACCCCGCCCATGCGCGCCTTGACGTCGTCCGTGAGCTTCTTGACCGAGCCCCCCGCGATCGCCGCGCCGGCCGCCCAGCCCATGAAAGCGTTGCCGGCCGCGTCCCCCTGGGCCGAGGTCTTGATCGCCGCGCCCTCGAGGGCCTGGGCCAGGTTCTCGCCGCGCAGACCCATGCGGTACAGCTGGTCGGTCATCTTGGCGAGCTGTTCGCGCGCGAGTGGGGTTGACCCGGCTACCGCGTCGATCGCCCCCTGCATTTCTTTGGCGTTGCCGGCCGCGAGCCCGTACCAGTTGCGGAGCTTGGTCAGGCCCTCGAGGTGTAGTAGCTCGTTGCGCCGCGCGTCCGCACTCGCGATCCCGTACTTGAGCAAGGCGGCGGCGGCCCCCAGCGCGGCCGCGGTAACGGCGATCAGAGCCGCTGCCACGGCCGCGATCCCTGCGACCATGATGCCCCCAACCAAAAGCCCGCGGAGCCCCCCTAGGCGGGACACCAGGCCGCTAAGCGGCCCCGGCGTACCCTTGGCCGCTTCCGTGAGCCGTTCGATCAGGGACGATGTACCCTTACCTTTGCTGGCTACCTTTTCAAAGGTGCCCCCCAAGGACAGGTACGCGGCCTCGCTTTGGGCGATCGCGTTCTTCTTGTCCTGGATCGCCTTGGCCAGCGAACGGTGCGTGGCAATGTCCACGACCGCCGCCGACTGTAGGCGCTTCATTGCCGCTTGCATCTTGGCGAGCGCGGCCGTGTCCCCGTCGATCTGGGACCGCAAGTCTTTGAGCGCGTTCGCAGCTTTCGCGGCCGGGCCGCTAGTGCTGTCTTTGAGCTCAATTTCGTAGGTTGACTTTGCGTCCGCGTTAGCCACTTGCCGCTACCTTTGCGGACTCCCGCAACGCTCTCAAGCCCCGCGCGAGCAACAGCGCGCCTGTGTACTTCCTTGTGATCTCAGCCTCGGACGCGTCCTCAGTCAAATCTCCAAACAGGGGTAGTAACACTTCCGCTGCTACGCCGTCGTCCGCCAGGGCACGCGCGCGCAGCGCTTCTATTTTCCCGCGAGTCTCTTGGTCTCAATGCCGGCCAGTAGGCACACAGCATCCGAAAGGCCGGGGGACAGGATCGCGGGCCGGTCCTCAAGCATTTGGTCCAGGCGCGCGCCGGTCGGGTACACGACGCATGGCCGGACAAGGACCTCGACCGACGCCATGGACTTGGTCGTGTCGTCCTGGAACCGGCGGAAGGCAACGTGGTTCGGCTTCTTGACGATCACCAAACCCGCGTCGGTCTTGACGGCCTGAATCTTGTCGCCAAGCGCGCCGTACTTCGCGATCGCGTCCGTAAGGGCTTGTTCGTCCGCCAGGTCCTGTTCGGCCTGGGCGAGCTCGCGATCGTCCGCCGCCGCCGCCGCCTTGACCTCACGTGCGTCCACGAGGGCCTTTGCCTCCGCGCGCAATCGGGTCAACTTGTCCTTATTCGATTCCTCAGCCATTCACGAGCCTTTCGCTGCCCTTAGGGCGAGCCTTCCGACAGATCAAATAGTACCAGTCCGTTGCGACGGATCAGCATACAATCTGCCTCAAGCTCGTCCAAAAGCGGATCCGCCCCTTCCTCATGCGAGGACGTGTCCGCGGTCAGCACGCACCGTTCGATCTTGACGTGCATGGGGATCTCGCCCGCCTCGAAAAACATAACGTCAATATCGAACTGGACGTCACCGATCGACACGCCCGCGGGAGCCTGCAAAGCAAGCGCCTGGCGGAACGACTGGGCGGAACCCTTCTGAAAGCCGATCTTGACGGGCTCGGTCGTGTACTTGCCGCGCGAGCGGCCGCGGGGGGCCTGGTGCCGGCCCTGGCCGTAACCCTTGATGCGCTCGCGCTTGTCCCCGTACGAGATCGACTTGATCCCGTGGTAGATCTCGCCATTGCATTTGGCGGTGATCGAACCCCAAGACAAAAGGTTGCCGTTTACACGGATCTGGTCTGACATAGCCTTTTATTTCGCCCCTTTAGACCGCATCCAGGCGGCAATACGTTCGTGCTCTTCTGCAGTCGCGTCGTTCTTAAGCTGGTTCGCACGCAAGGACATGATCTCAACGTTCCCGCGGACGTAACCAAGCTCAGGGACAATCTTATCAAGAGACGCTGTATCCGGCGACATAGGGCCGGTACCGTGGGGTTTCAGCGGCGTACCGAACACAGGGCAGTGTGTAGGGATAAACAAGTCCGAGGCCACTAGGCCGAACGGTACACCCTGAATTTTGGCCCGATGCTTGGCCCGATGCTTGGCCCGATGCTTGGCCCGATATAGCAGCTGTCGGACCTGGTTTGCCGGGTCGCGCATGCGGCGAAGCGTTCGCTCGCTGTTCTTTGCATACCATGCCCGGGCGTTGCGCCGGACCTGATCCGCGTTCTTTATCTGGTATTCTTTTAGGTACGCCTTGCGACAAACCAGGCAAATACCCTTACCTGCAACAAACAGGGCCACGGCTTTTGTGTGTCCACAGTTGTAGCAGGTGCGCTCGTCCGCAGTAACTAGGCGAAGCTTTGATTGCACCTTAGACCGCTTGCACCTGCAACGCGGGCGAGCTAAAGCCAAGGTCGAAGTCAATAAATTCGGGGTACGCGAGCGGAATTATCCGGCCCTGACCCGTGAGCTTCTTGGTGCTCAGAATGTTGTCTGTGCGCGACAGGCTGGCGAACTTGCCCCCGGGGAACCCGCCGCCGGAAGCCATGGGCTCGGCCATGATCGCGTCTGCGATCGCGCGGTCAATTCCCGCCTCGATCTCAAGGGCCTCGGTCTCGAGGATAAAGCCCGTGGTCTTGGACACCAACAGCGGCTTGTTCAGCCGGCGGATCAGATACAGCCGGGCCGCCACACGTGCGCGATTCATGACCAGGCGGTACGGCATGATGTAGAAGTCGCTTCCGAGTGTGCTCAGTAAGCGGGGGCGGTTCACGAACACGCCCGCGAGCCCTTCCCAGGTACGGAGCACTGTAAAGCGCGCGTCGTCCAGGCCGGGGTTCAAGGTCTCGTCATGGTGGTCGGGGTTGCCGTTCGCGTCACGGATCGACACGCCAGGGAGCGTGTTCAGGTTCACGTCCGCGACGTTGATGTGTTCCTTGACCGAGGCCTGGATATGGCCGATCGGCCACGACGCGGGGCGGCGGTACTTGCGCCCGCTCACACCGCTCGTGTGGTCGCACGCGCCGGCGCAAAGCATGCCGTACTTGGTTGCCTTGGTCGTGAAGATCGTCGCAAGGGCGGCCAGGTACGCCGCCTCAGATTCGCCAAGGTTCGGGGTGCGGGTGTTGCCGATCCACGCCTTGGGGCGGCCCGCGCTATCCAGCGTGCCCATCTTGGTTTCGATCGCGTCGAACGCGGTCGCGTCGATCGGGCCCACCACGTGAACTTCGCGCCAATCGATCGTGCTTGCGATCAGGCCAGCCAGGGCGGTTCCGAGCTCGGTACCATTCCAGCACGGCGCGGCCGTACGGCACGTGACCTTGTCCCCGGCCACCAGAGTGCCCGCGGCAAAGTCCAGGTTGAACGTGCCTGCGCTCGGGAAATCGTACGTGAGAGCCGTACCCAAGGCGATCACCGCGGAGTAGTTATTCCCGCCGTCCAACGAGTAGTCGAACGTGATCCCAGCAACGCCTAGCGTGCCACCGGCGACCACGCGAAAGATCACCTCATAATCGTCGTTAGGGACACCGTCCGTGGTAACGACCGAGGTACCGGTACCCGTGAACACGGCCGTACCAGGGAGGCCCGCGACGGTCTTGCCGGTCGGGACCACCACGCACGGGCGCTGGTACTTTTCGATGTAGGCCGCGGCCACCTCGCACAAGGGGCCGCCCACCAGGTACGCGACCACGTCCTTAGACCGAGCGAACGCGGCGGGGAGGTCAGCCGTCCCGGAATCGGCGGGGCCAACAAAGGCCGTGATCTGCTGGCCGGCCGGGAGCGTACCGAGCGCACCGTCGATCTCGTTTACGTGGACGTAGGGTTGGCTCACTGCGGGCTGTCCTTTGTGACCGTGTCAGTCTCGGTCACGTCTTTTAGCGTCGTTGCCAGCTCGGCCGTGAGGTCCAGGCCCTCGTTGGCGTCCGTGCTAGAATCCGGACCATCGTCTGGGATCATCGCATCGATAGTCAGTAGCACGCGAATTCCGGCCCCATAGCGCCGTTCCTTGTGCGCAGTCATCCACGTAACGGACTCGATTTCGAACGTCCCGTACGCAGCCAGGTAACAGGCGCGATACCACTGATCAAACAAGGCGCGCGCAGCGTGGTATTGGGCGCGCTCGTTCTCAAGGGCGGTCGAATCCACGGCTAGGATCAGGACTGTGCAGGCCTCCGCAAGGGTGCCGATCGACCGCGGCAAGCGTCCGGGCTGTTTCACTGGGCCCAGAGTGCCGATCGTACCGTCGTCGTCCCCAGGTACCCACACGATTCGGCGGGGTCGGGTCGGGTCCAGGGCCTCAAGTTTCTGGGGCGGGAAGCGCCACCCGAAGTCACTCTGTACCGCAACCGAGTCTGCGGCGAACTGTGCCACGACCGCGTCAAACAGGTTTTCAAGTGCAAAGACAGTCGCCACTTATGGCCCCATGATCTCGCGGAATTCTTTGGTGACTTCGGTCCGCACGGCTTTTTCGAGTTCAGGCGGTAGGCCCTTGGCGGGAAAGATCGCGCGTACGATCCCGCCCTTGGCCGTACCTTTGTTGTGCCGCGCAATGTACCCGGTAAGTACACACAGGATCTTAGTACCCACCCCGGCAACGCGTAGCGCTTTGGCCGCGGTCTTGAGGGGCTGACCGCCATCCTGGCGGGGCTCCCAGACCTTGCCGTTGGGGTCCCGGCCCGTGGCGATCTGACGTTCGAACACGCGCTCTACAGCCTGGGCGGCGGCCGGCGCGGCCTTTGCGCCCAGGTGCGCGAGTTCCTCGAGTGCGGCGATCCGCTCGTTCAGTGCGTCGTGGTTCGGCACTAGTAGGTGCCGTCCCCGTTGGCGTCCTCGTCCGTGGCGGCGCACCGTTGCTTGGTCGTCCACACGTACGGGCTGGCTTCCGTGTACCCGAACGGGCCGCCCTTGACGATCCCTGGTGCGGTCGTGTCCGCGCGCAAAGGGAGCTCAAAGAGCCCGTCCGCGCAGTCCGCCGCCTCCTTGACCTCGTCCCGGGCAGTCTTGGCGTCCTCGATCGCCTGTTGCATGGACAGGTCCGCCGGGTCATAGCCTCGGCGCTGCCAGGCTTCCCAGGTCATGAGGTGCGTGGCCCACACCAGGACTGTCTCAGGGATCGGGGCGGTGAACGGGGTTGCGTACCGCTTGGACAAGCGCGCGTCGATCCAACGACTCACGGACTCGTTCTTGCCCGCGAACCAGCCAGCCTGGGTGGCCTCAAGCGCGTCCACGAATTCCGGTGGCATGTTGCTCCGGAGCTTGAACGCGTTGATGTCTGTGAAGTAGCCAGCCATTTACACCTCGAAAACTAAGAACCCCGGGACAGGTGTTTAGCCCGTCCCGGGGTCCGGGCCGCACAAGCTAGGCTAAGATCAGGTTGCCGCGACCTTGAACAGCAAGTACGGGTGGCCAAGGCCGACCGTGCTACGGCCCTGGGGCAACCACTCGAACTCACGCTTACTGGCAAGCTGTGCGTCCGTTTGCGGGCCGTGGTAGGTGATCGAGAAAGGCTCACGGTTGACGTACGAGAGACCCCCCAGCTGGCCGCCCTCGTCCACACAACCGATGTAGTACACCGAGTCCGACCCACCGAAGTTCGCACCGAGCTCGGGGCACTTCACGACCTCGAGACCAAACTGATCGATGTAGTTCGACACGTCCAACGAGCCGTCGCCGGTCGCCACGAACTTCGCACCGGTCACGAGCAGGGCGCGCGAGTAGAGCGCGGTCGGCACAAACAGGTACTTGGCTTGCAGCTTGCGCGGGTTTACCCCGTTCGGCTGTTTGATGTTCTGGATGTAGGACAGGGCGAGCGTAAGGTTCTGCTGTGCCGCCTCGACCGTGTTCCCAGAGATGGGGCACGCGCCCGCGTTGTTCGCGCTCGCCGCACCCGTGAAGAGATTTGCAAAGCGGCCCTTGGACGTGTCCGTGGGGTCGATCGGGTGGCCAGTCGTGCCGCCTGCATTTGCGTGGAAGAACGTCACGCCGTCATAGGCCGTACCCGCTTCCGTGCCGGAAAGGGTCGGGTCGTTGATGACCTTGGCCACTTCCTGTTGCTTGAAGTTCGCCGCCAGGGCGCCCATGGTGCGCGACCAAGCGGCCGCCGCCTGGATGCCGCCGCCGTCCAAGTCCTCAAGCTGCGAACGCAGCATTTTCAGGCCGGAACCCGAAATGAACTTGTTCTCGTACTCGGTCGTGACCGTCCCCATTTCGCGGAACTGGGCCTGACCTTCGACGCCATACTCAAGGAAGCCGGTCTCAAGGAGCCAGATAATGCGCTCCTTTTTCGACATGGAAGGGAATTCCTTGGCGACCTTGTCCACCCACTGATCGCGACTAAGCGACGTGTAGGTGTTCTCCGTGATTACGCGCATGTTCGACTCAAGGTCGAACAGGAATGCTGCTGTCAAAATCATTGGTCAGTTCCTCAGCTTGCCGCGCCGCCGGCGGTCAAAGGTTGGACCCAGCAGCCTTCGGTCGTGACCGCCCAAAGGCGGCCGGCAACGCTGGAACTGGTCGCGGTCGTGGAGACCTCGGGGGTGGCGCGAAGGTACACAACCTTACCAACGTCCGCGTCCAGAGGAGCGCCCGTAGCCGAAGCCGTGAACAAGTGGACGTCGATCTCGGTGAAAAGCTTGATCGAGATACGACGCGAGCCGTCACCCGTGAACGACTCTTCAAAGTAGCCGATCGGGATAAGCGTCGTGCTCACGGCGGCCGGGACAACCAGGCCGCTATCCCCTGTGTCAAGGCACGCCAGCTGGCCCTTCTCGGCCACTGCGGACGTCTTGAGAACGCGCTTGATTCGCGACCAGCGGGCCTCTACTTTCTTACGTTCGGCCATGATCAGGCCCCCTTCTTGGTCTCAGTGACCACAGGGGCCCCGAGCTTGAGAGTGTTCGTGGCCGCGTTGTACTCGACGCCGCGGGACACACGGCTGGCCATGCCCATGGCTTCCTTGAGCTGAAGCGAGGCCTCGGGGGCCAGCCCGCTAACCCCAGGCGTGCCCGAGGGCTGGGTCGCGGGGACCACTGCGCCGGCGGCGGGGACCACCTTACCTTGCGGGATACCCGCCAGGATCTTGGTCGCGTCCTCGATCGACATGGACTTGAGCGTGGCACGCAGGTCCTTGCTCACGTCCTTGCGCGAGGCAAGAAGCGCGGTCATGCGCGCGGCCTTGTTCTCAGCCTCGAGGCGAGCGACGCGCGCGGACAGCTTCTCGTTCTTGGCGGCGAGCTTGGTCGCGGCGGCGGCGGAAACCGTGGCCTCGTCCTCGTCCTTCTCGTCGTCCTCGGCCTTGTCCTCGTCCTTCTTGTCCTCGTCGTCCTTGTCAGACTCGTCCTCGGCCTTGGCCTCGTCCTCGTCCTTCTCGTCCGCCGCGAAAGGGGGTTCGCTGTCCTTCTTGCCTTCTAGGGCGGCGAGTGCTGCAAGCGCTTGCTTGGCCTCCGCGCCCTGACCCTTGGCCGCTTCTTTCAACGCGGCCAGTGCTTTTGCAAATGCGCTCATGTCGTTCTTATCCTCGCCCGCGTCTGAAAAGGACGCCAACAATTGCCCCCACGTAGCTACACGGTCCGCCAGCCCGGCCGCTACAGCGGCGCCGCCAGCCACGACCTTGGCCTGTAAGGCACTGATCTTTTCCGCTGAAGTTCCGCGACGTTCCGCAACCCAGTCAAAGAAGATCGCGGCAAACTGGTCAACGGTCTCTTGAGCCGCGTCCGCCTCGTCGTCCGTGAGCGGGTTCAAGGGCTGGCCGTCCGCCTTGCGCGCGCCGGAAGTCGTGAACAGGACTCGCACGCCCGCGTCCGCCGCTTGCTTGCTGTAGTCCATGCGGGTGTTGATCACACCGATCGAACCTACGATCGAGGTCTCTGTAACCACGATCTCGTCGGCCGTGGCGGCCAGAGCGTAGGCGGCCGAGCATGCGTGCCCGTCCACATAGGCGATCAGGTGTTTACCAGCGGCCTGGCACTTCTCGCGGATCGCGCGGGCCGTGTCGAAACAGCCCGAGACCATTCCGCCTGGGCTGTCCAGGCATAGGATCACGTTCTCGGGGGCCGCCTCGCACGCGGCCGTGACCCGCTCTAGGACCGCGTCGTACGAGTCACACCAGCTTTCAGCGTGGTGATCGAGGGGCCCGCACACATGCACCACGGTCGCGCCGGGCTCTTCAGTGTTCTCGCGTGACGGCGGAGCAAAGAAAAGGTCAAAGAAAGCCGCGGGGTAGAACGCGAGCAGGCCCGTTTTTCCGTAGGTGAAGCGCTTGCTCACGAGGCCTTTTTGACTAGTGACAGGTGACGAACTTCGCCGCCCTGAGTTACCGGTACACCAAATTTACTGCACACAGCAGCCACATCCAATTCTTGCCCGGTCCCCTCGAGGGCCAGCTGCATTTGCGTGATCGCCTGTGCGACCGCGATCAAGGTGTTGGCCTCGGCCTGGCGGTCCTTGGGCGGGTCCACGTCCCAGGAGACCTGGGGGCTACGGTCCAGCGCGTCTTCCCCGTAGCGCGCAAGCACGAACGGCGGGATACCCTGGGTGTTTAAGGTGTAAGCCAGGGCCTCGGCCGTGGCCTTGATCAGGTCCGCGCGGATCGACTTGTGTACGTCCGCATTCGCGAACCCCGTCCCGCCGTCCGTGGTCACAGTCTGGCCGGCCACGCAGATAATAAATTCGTTGTTGCAGTCCGCGATCGTCTTTACGAACGAGTCGTACCCGCGGCCGTTGGACTCAAGTAGCTTGACGTCGTACCCGGGGGTCAGACCGAAAACCGTATTGACGCCCCAGGCCATGACCCGGCGGAACCAGTCTTCCTTTTGACCCTCGGTCGAGCCCTGAGGGGCGAACGCGACGCGCGCCGGGTTGGCCAGCTTGGCTTCCCAGTTATCCTTGTGTAGGTTCGCGTGCTCCTTTCGGATGTACGCGCGGCCTACGGCCTTCCACAGACCGTTTTGCCAGGGAGCGTTGCGGCCGCCGGGCGTGTGCAGGACCCAGCGCCCGTCACCAGGGTTGACCGGGATCGGACCGGCCACTGAATTGTAGTACCACTGGTTTTCGTTCCAGCGGAAGATCAGGCCGGCGGGGTCCAGGCGGACAAACAGCGGGTAGTCCCGGCCGACCACTTCCCTGAGCTCGCCTACCCCGACCCCAAGTAGCTCGCCATCCGCGGCCAGTAGCGCGAGCTCGGACGGCGGGAACATTTCATCAAACACGGACCGGACCGAGCCGTGGCCCGTGTCGAGCTCGGAAATGATCGCTGAGTCCCCGATGAAACGCTTCGGGAGGCGGACTAGGCCACCGGTCCTGGTGGACAGCACGCCGGCGAGCACGCCGTCCTTGCGCGCGGATAGCATGAGCCGCGCGGCCAAGTGCATGTACCCGGTGTCGGCCGCGTGCTCGGCTGTCTCGAGATCCGCCAAGTACCAGCGGGTCTGCGAATACGGCTGCATGGCGATCTGGCCGCCGTTGGCCCGGCGCATGGCCTCGACCTCGGGGCTATCCAGATCCGGGCCGGTCGGGGGCTTTTGGTAGGGCGAGAGCCCTAAAAGGCCAAGCAAACGCGCAGATAACGCCACGGCATATGTTCTCACGCACCCCGCAAGTCGCGCAAAGTTCGCCCGGGGCAGTGTGCCACATGTACGTTTTTCTTATTGACGCGCCAGGTCGGTGCGCCGTAGGTTTCGGGGCAAGCTCAGTTCACGTTCACGAAAGGCCAAAGATCATGTATAGCAAGTTCGCCACCTACGATCGCGCTCGCGCCCAGGACCTCCTTGAGAACCACAACGGGCACAACCGGCCGATCTCGCCCGTCCGGGTCCGGACCTACGCGGACCTGATGCTGGCCGGGGAGTGGAAGCCAAACCCGCACGGGGTCTCGTTCGGATCGGACGGCCACCTACAGAACGGACAGCACACCCTCAGCGCCCTGGTGGCCGTCACGGAAGTACAGCCGGACTTTACCCTTGAGCTGTACACGCACTTTGACTGCCCGGTAGAAGCCTTCCGCACGTACGACCAGGGGCTGTCTCGGACCGCCGCCCAAATGTACGCGGCCGAGACACGATCGCGCGGCGCGGGTCGGTTCACGTCCTGCGCGCGGGCCGTGATGGAGCTCGGCTTTGAACGCCGGCGACCATCGCACGCGGCCGTGGTCGAGTGGGCCCAGGCCCACCACGATCTGATCGAGGACTACGCGGAGGTCGGGAAACAGTTCAGCGCGGGGACGCACGCCGCGTTCGTGTTCGCGCACCTGCAAGGTTTTCGGCATGTGGGTGAGGCCGCCGCGCGCCTGGCCAACATGAAATGGTACGGGGACGGGGATCCGATGCGAGCTCTAGCGGTCGAGATCAAGAAGCTCGGGACCAAGGACGGGGCCAAGGGTAAACAGATCAAGTTCGCCACGACCATGGAAGCCTTGCTGGCCGTATCCGAGGACAAGGAACTAGAGCGAGTCAAGCGCAAGGAAACGATCAGCCCGAAGGTCCGGGAAAGCATACGGCCTGAATTAGCGGCTTGACGGTTAGTAACGCCCAGGCGATACTTAGTTCATGTACGAAACACAAACCAGCCCCGCCCCGCCCAGTGACCTGGACGACGCGATCCAACTACCTGAACTGATCTGGACGTCCTGCGACGTTCGCCCCAAGCTTTGCGAACGTTCGTTCTGTGATGTTGGTGCGAGGTCGTCGTGCTGAACACGCCCTACGAACGCGGGTGGCGCGCGGCGGCCAACGGAAACCCAACCAATAGCGAGGACCGTGGCTTCCTGAACGGCTACCGCGATTGCATGAACAGTGGGTGTGCAGGGCTGGGTGCGCGGGTCATACCGTGCGACCGCCCTAAGTTTAGCCAGCGGACGTTCCTGTCCAGGGTCAAAGAAAGGTTCGGACTATGATCGCCGGTTCACAACACACTATCCGCGAGCTCAAGAAAATGGCCGACCGCTTCGACGCGTCCACGTTCGCGGGGTCCTGGGCCCGCCGGCGGATCAAGGAACTCGAGGCGGCATGTTCGCGGCCGACTACCCCGGACCTTGATCCGGTCTAGCGGCGCCAAGCGTCCGAGGCCGCGTAAGGGTCCATAGGCCCCCCGGCCGGCGCCAGGTCGTCCACGGGTTCCTGAGACGAACCCGAGCTCACCCCGGCCTCGTCCTTGAGGGACATAGGCTCCCAGGTCGCAAGACAGCACGCGTCGAACCGGTCAGGTGATCGGCCCAGGCGGTCTTTCTTGCGGAGCACTTCCTTTTCCGGGTGCAGCTTCATACGCCCGTTGAAAGCGGAAATCTTCCACTCGAATTGGTGCATGTCCGTTTCGAGCTTACTGTCCTCAGGGATCGCGCCGCCTTCCTTGATCCAGCCCTCGAAACAAGCCGCGAGGCAATCGCGCTGGCGGTCATACACGACCGGATCCCGGTGAGCTCGGTCGGATGCGCGGACCGAGACAAGAACGAACTCCCGCTGGTTCCTGGGTTCCTCGAGGAAAGCACGCAACAGCCCGTGAAGCTCCGCACCTACCGCGCCCTCACGGTCGATCACGACTACTGGGATCTCGTCCACCTGGCGGTACTCCCGGAGGAATACGAGCAAGTGGACCAGGTGCGCGGCGGCACTTAGGCCCATGAGACCGCGGATCGCGAAAATCTTCCGTCCCCGGCGGAAGGCGAACGCGCTTTCGTCGCCCGTACCACTCGCGCCGGCGGGGTCAATACCAACCCACAGACGGCCCTCGGCCTGCGTGTGCTCGTACCTCTGGCCGGCAGCCATGATGGCCCCGACCGTGAAGATTCGCCGTTCCTCGTTCAAGGCATGTTCGCCCTTGACGCGGATCTTGTACTGCGCCGAGTCCTCGCCCCACTCGCGTTTCTTTTCCTCGATCCACGAACGGTTTGCTAGGCCGGGGATCAGGTTGTCAATCCCGGTGACCGCGTTCGGGGTTTCTTCCGAGCTCACCCGGATCGTCTTGTACAGGGCTTTCTTCTTGTCAAACGCGTCAAAGAATTCGCCCTCGTTCTGCGTGGGGTTCGAGAACATGGCCAGGCGCGCGCCGCCAGCTCGGTTGCCTTCCATCGCGTCGAAGATCACTTGAGGGATACCCGAGGCCTCGTCCGGGAGGTACAAAAGATTCGCCCCAGAGATACCCGCCACAGCTTCCGCTTGCTTGGCCGTGAACCCCACGATCTGGCGGAAGTCCGCCGATTTTACGCCAGTCTTGGCGAGTTCGGCCGGGTTTTCCGGAATGATCGCGCTGTGCGGGCACGGCCTCGGGATCCGTTGCTCTGGGTCGGGTACGCCTTGCTTTCGCATGCGGTCGATCTCGGCCTTGCAGGCCACGCAACGCCCGGCGCGCGCGTGGACCTTGCAGGTCTCGCGCCACAGGATCTCGTCCACCTGTCTCGAGGTCGTGGACGTGAACACCACACGCGCGTCCTCGAACGAGCAGTAGAACCACCAGGCCAGGATCGCGGCCGTGGTCGACTTGCCGATCTTGTGCCCGCTCGCGACGGCCACGCGCTTGTGGTCGCGCACGGCTTCCATGATCTCGACCTGCTTAGACCAGGGTTCCATACCGAGGATCTCTCGGCAGAAGGCGGTAGGGTCCTCGCGGTACCGCGCGCTCGGGAACGTGATCTGGGTGGCCTGGACGATCGCGACGGCCAGCGCGGCCCGGAAGTCCGGGAGTAGGCCTTGGACGATCTTCTTAGGGCGGCCAGGTCCAGCCACTAGGCCCCGAGCTCGTCCAGCTTGTCCAGGACCGCCTGCGCGGCCTCAGGCCACTGGACCAGGGTTGCGACCAGTGCGTCCCGGATCTTGCACCAGGTAGGTGACTTGCGCACCTCGTCCTCGCGGACCTCACGCAAGTTCAAAAGCCGCTCGCGCGCTTCAATGGTCTTGAGTAGGCGGGTCTGCCACTTGTCCGCCTCATTCACGGTAAGCCCATTCAAGCGCATACCTCGGTTACATTCGGTGATAAGGCGGTCGAGTTCCTCGAGGCCGTCAATCGTGACCGCCTGTGCGCCCGCTGGCGCCCCGGCAACTGCCAGCTTAGCCACGCGCCCGGGCCCGCGCTTGGCAGCCGCCTCGGGCGGTTCTGGCTCGGTTGCGTGGCCGTGGACGGCCGTGGACGTGGTCTCGGACCCGGCGACGGGGCCGTCAACAGTCAACACAATGTCCCAAGCGTGTGCTGGAACACCGTACTTGCTTTCGATCGTCCGCCGCATTTCGGGGACCGGGATCCGCTGGCCAGTGAGCCAAAGGCTGGTCGCGCCCTTGGTCACCTCGAGTTCGTGCGCGAGCGCGGTAGGGCCGAGCCCCAGGGTTTGAAGCAAGCGCTGGCCCTCGGTCCTGGCAAGTGCGGTCATGGTTTACAGTACCACTGTTCGGATTTCATGGGATCAAACACACGAG